ATGACCGACCTGCTGGTGGAGGTGTGGCCGCAGGGCCCAGCGGCCAGCAGCGTGACTACCGCCACCCACCCGGTGGCCGTAAGCGCCACCAGCCTGCCCGGCCCGGTGGCCGCCACCGCCAGCCCGCTGCCGTACCCGGTGGCGGCGGCGGTGGCCCACACCCCGCACGGCATCGTGGCCACCGCCAGCGGCGCCGAGGGTGTCGAGTTGATAGTGCACCCCCGCCCGTAGGGGGGCTAACGTCGGCCCATGCGCCGCACCCCGCTGGCCCGAGGCGGCCCCCTGGCCCGCGGTGGCCCGCTGCGCCGCAGTGGCCAGCTGCGCCGTGCGGGAGTTAGCGCCACGGGCGCCGCACCCCGCCGCAGGGCCCCGCTGCACCGCCCACGGTCCGCCAGGCTGTCCGCCGAGCCCACCGGGGCCCGGTTGTGCCAGGGCCGCCTGCGCGGCGCCCCAGGCGGCTGCTGCGGGGCCCTGCACCGCCACCACGTGGTACGCCGCAGCCAGCTGGGCCCCGACACGCCCGAGAACCTGCTGTGGGTGTGCGCCTGGCACCACGCCTGGCTGCACGACCACGTAGCCGACGCCCGCCTGCTGGGGCTGCTGGCATGACCGCCACCTGCAGCAGCTGCGGGGCGCCGGTCCACTGGTGCCGCACCACCAGCGGCAAGGCCATCCCGCTCGACGCCGACCCCGACCCCGAGGGCAACCTGGTGGCCGTCGACCGTGCAGGCGTCGCGCTCGACCCGACCCGAGCCCTGGCCGCCGTGTCGACCAGCCAGGCCACCGTGGTGGTGGCCCGCCGGGCCCTGCGCAGCATCGACCCCCGGCTGCCGCACTGGCGCACCCACTTCGCTACGTGCCCCAACGCCGAGCGGCACCGGGCCCGGCGCGTGGCCGCCAAGCCCCACCCCGCCGACACCGTGCAGGACAGCCTGCCGCTGTGACCCGCTGGGCCGACCTGTCACCCGCCGACCGCAAGGCCATCCGCGGCGGCAAGGCCACCCGCCCCGAGGCGCCCCGCCGCCGCGCCACCCCCGACGCCCCGCTGGGCCCCGACCTGGCCAGCTACCGCTGCCGCACGTGCGGGCTGGTGCTGGTCGGCTACCTCCCCTGCGAGCGCCACGTACTGGCCGAGCACGGCGGAGGCGTGGTGCAGGTGTGGGGCTGGCAGGCCGAGGGGGCTAAGCTGGCGGCACCACCGCCCGAAACCGAGCCCGAGGACCCCACCCGATGCCCCCCACCGCCACCACCCTGACCCGCGACGACGCCGCCCAGGCCATCCTCGCCGAGCTAGGCGACGTGCAGGCCACCCTGCGCCAGGTCGAGCAGCAGCGCGACCACCTGCTGGCCCGCCGCCGGGAGTTGTACAACCGGGGGCGGGGGCTGCGCCCGCCCGTGCCCGGCGCCGAGATGGCCCGAGCGTGTGGCGTGTCCGACGCGGCGCTGGTGCTGTCGGCCCGCCGCGCCCCCAAGCTGTAGCCCGTGACCCGGCGCCTGGTGCTGGCGGCGGTGCTGACCCTGCTGCTGGTGCTGCTGCTGGTGACGTGGGGGCCGACGCCCGAGGGCGGCACCGTGGGCGGCGCCCTGCCCACCACCGGGTTCTCCGCGCCGCCGCGGCAGCTGCTGGCCACCACCACCAGCGCCTGCCCGGTGGTTACCGTCACCGTCACCGTCGAGCCGACCACCACCACCGAGGCCGAGTGACCGACCCCCCCGAGCCGCTGGACCTGGACCTGCTGCGCGAGGCCGCCGAGGCGGGGTTCCACGCGACGCCGCCCACGGTGCTGGCCCTGCTCGACCTGCTCGACCGGCAGGCGGTGCTGCTGGTGCGGGCCGCCGCCGAGGGGTTCGACCTGGACCCGCCGCCGATGCTGCACGTGGTGCCCGACCCCGAGCCCGCCCCCGAGCCCGAGGACTGGAACGTGCCCCTGCCCCTGGAGGACTTGTGACCGACACCCCCGCCCCCGCCCGCTGGCTGGCGCCGATGCTGCTGGCCGACGTGGCCGAGGCCGAGCGCAACCCCAAGGCGCACGACGCCGACGCGCTGGGCCGCAGCGTGGACCGGTTCGGCTACGTCGAGCCGATGGTCCTCGACGAGCGCACGGGCCGTCTGGTGGCGGGCCACGGGCGCCTGGCCGACCTGCGGGCCCGCGAGGCCCGAGGCGACACGCCCCCCGAGGGCGTGGCGGCGGGCGCCGACGGCTGGGCGGTGCCGGTGCTGCGGGGCTGGCACAGCCGCAGCGACGCCGAGGCCGACGCCGCCGGTGTGGCCCTGAACCGGGTGGGCGAGTCGGGCGGCTGGCAGGCCGACCAGCTGGCCGACCTGCTGACCGAGCTAGCGGGCGACACCGACCTGCTGGCCGCCACCGGGTTCTCCACCGCCGACCTGGACAACCTGCTGGCCGACCTGGGCGACGTGGTGGAGCTACCCGAGCAGGCCACCGACGCCGAGCACGCCCCGCTGCTGCCCCGAGGCGACCCCGCCGAGCCCCGCAGCGTGCAGGGGCTGCACGAGGTGGGGCTGATGTTCGCGGTGGCCGACCACCGCCGCTACCTCGAACTGCTGGCGGTGCTGCGCCGGGTGTGGTCGCTCGACGCCGCCCCGCTGATCGTGCTGCGGGCCCTGGCCGAGGCCGCCGACGCCGCCGCCGATGGCTGACACCTACGTGGCCATCGTGTCGGCGGGCAGGCCCGGCAACGTGCCCGCGATGGAAGCGCACTGCCAGGGGCTGGCGCCGACGTGGTGGGTGCCCGCCGACCAGGTGGGCGACTACCGCTACTGCGGCGCCGAGCGGGTGCAGGCGGGCGACGGGCTGTGCGAGGCCCGCAACCTGGCCGCCGACGCCGCCGACGGGCGCCCCCACGTGCAGCTGTCGGACGACCTGCGCCACGTGGCGCTGGCGCACGGGCCCGAGCGCGCCAACGTGGTGCGCATCACCCTGGCCGAGGCGGTGCGGGTGCTGGCCGACGCCGCCGCCGCGACGGGCGCCCAGCTGGCGGGCTGCGCCCCCACCGCCAACCCGTACTTCTCGCGGCGGCGGGTGCACGCCACCGGGTTCGTGGTGGGCGACCTGGTGTGGGTGGCGGGCGGGTGCCCGCTGCGGTGGGACACCACCCTGGCGTTGAAGGAGGACTACGACTACACGTGCCAGCACCTGGCCGCCTACGGCAAGGTGGCCCGCTGCGACTGGCTGCTGGCCACGTTCGCGCACCGCACCAACCGAGGCGGGGCGGTGGCGTACCGCACCCCCGAGCTAGAGGACGCCACCATCGCCCAGCTGATACACCGATGGCCCCAGGCGGTGCGCCCCAACGCCCGCCGCCCCCACGAGGTGCTGCTGCGATGGCCCGCCAGCCCGTAGGCGCCGACTGGCTGCAGCCCCCACCGTTCGCCCTGCAGCTGGAACCGACCGAGGGGTGCAACCTGCGCTGCGGGTTCTGCGGCATCCGGGGCATCCGCGAGCGCACCGAGGGGGGCGGCTCGGGCCCCTACCGTCACATGGCGCTGCGCACCGCCGCGACGGTGGCCGCCCAGGTGGCCGCCGCCCCCGGCTGGAACCCCCGAGTCGAGCTAGCGATGCACGGCGAACCGACCCTGCACCCCCAGCTGCCCGCCCTGGTGCGGCTGCTGCGCCGCCACCTGCCCGCCGCCTACCTGCTGCTGACCACCAACGGGCTGCCCCTGCTCGACGGCCCCGGCTGGCAGGCCAACGTCGGGCGCCTGTTCGCCGCCGGGCTCGACGTGCTGGCCCTGGACGACTACCGCCCCCACCGGGTGGCCGACGCCGCCCGAGCACCGGCCCCGTGGCCCACCGCCGAGTACCCCGCCGACCCGACCGCCAGCCCCCACACCCGCCGCCGGGGCCCGCTGGTGGTGGTGGTGGCCGACATTGCCGAGGCGACCACCGGCACCCACAGCCAGCTGGGCAACCATGCGGGCGCGGCGGGCCCGCCCGACGCCAGCGCCGACGGGCGCCCCTGCGCCAAACCGTTCCGCGAGGTGGCCGTCCGCTACGACGGCAGCGTGGCCATCTGCTGTAACGACTGGCGGGGCCAGCTGTCGGTGGGCAACGTGCTGGCCACCCCGTTGCCCCAGCTGTGGCAGCACCCGCTGCTGCAGGCCGCCCGCCGCCACCTGGTGCGCGGCCAGCGCACGTTCGCCCCGTGCCAGGGCTGCAGCCACACCAGCTACCGCACGGGGCTGCTGCCCGACCAGCGGGGCCACGTGGCCCTGCCCGAGCCCACCGACGCCGACCACGCAGCGCTGGTGGCCGCAGCCGAGGCGCCTACGCTCACGCCCGTGGTGCTGCGCCGATGGGAACGCTGACCCCCCTGGTCGAGTTGCGGGTGCGCAGCGTGGTGCCCGCCGCCGAGATGGTCGCCAAGGTCGGCAAGGTGGCCGCCCCCGGCGACTGGAACGTGCAGCTGGTCGGCCCGTGCCGGGTGCTGGCCCCCAACGGCACCACCCTGGCCGTGTACCTGCCGGGCCACCTGCGCGCTGAGATGGACGCCCAGGTCGACCGCCTGTCGGGCATCCGGCTGATCACCGACAACCGGGGCCAGGCGTCGGGCAGCACCCGCGAGCGGCGCGGCGCCCAGCAGCGCACCCGCACCCGCCGGATCATCAGCGGCACGCTCGGCGCGGTCGACCCTGGGCCGAGCACGGGGCGGGCGGTGGGCCGCCTGCCGGTGTGCCGCCTGACCGCCTGGACGGGCCGCCACCTGCCCGACTGGCAGGCGCTGCAGCCGCTGCTGCAGGGCATCGACCGGGCCCTGCACGACTACGTGCCCGACCGCTGGCAGGCGCAGGCCCGAGCGGCCCGCGACACCGAGCCCGACTGGCTGGTGCCCGGCACCACGTTCACCACCGTCACGCTGAACAACACGTACAGCACGGGCCAGCACAAGGACTCGGGCGACCTGGAAGCGGGGTTCAGCACGCTGGCGGTGGCCCGCCGAGGCGCCTACCGGGGCGGGCTGCTGGTGCTCGGCGGCTACCGCATCGCGGTCGACATGGCCCACGGCGACCTGCTGCTGTTCGACGCGCACACGTGGCACGGCAACTCCGCCATCCACTGCCCGCACCAGGCCGACGGGGCCGACCAGCTGGCCCGCCCGTGCCCCGAGGGCTGCGAACGAATCAGCCTGGTGGCGTACTACCGCACCAAGGTGGGCCGCTGCGGCACAGCTGACGCCGAGGCCGCCAAGGCGCTGGCGCACGTGCCCCGACCTGCGGCAACGTCGGGCGCCTACCCCGAATGAGGTATTCCTAACGGCCCAGGTTGGTGACCCGTGCCGAGGGGGCTAAGGTGTAGTCATCACAGCGGGCCCGCACCGAGCGGCCCGCCCTAGCACCGAGGTCCCACCGACATGACCTTCACCTCCGACCCCACCACCACCCGCAAGCTGGGCCCCATTGCCGAGGGTGCCCTGCAGGCGCTCGAAGCCTGCGTCAGCCGCAGCCAGGTCGACAACGTGGCCGCCGACACCAACCGCAAGGCGCTGGTGGAGCTTGCCCGGTACTTCGACTGCTACGACGGCAACAGCCGCGCCGCCAAGGAGGACCTGGCCCGCGAGGTGGCCGACACGTACTGGCAGGTGCGCACCCCCAGCCTGCCCGAGCAGGCCGCCGCGACGGTCGACGCCATCGACGCGCTGCTGGCCGAGGGCCCCGAGGGCCCGCAGCTGCCCGAGGCGCCCGAGGCGCCCGCCGAGCCCGAGGCCGACACCGTGGTGGTGCCGAGCCTGGTCGAACTGGTGAACCAGGGCATGACCGCCGACGAGGCCCGCGCCGCCCGCAGGGCGCTGCTCGGCAACGGCACCGATGCCCCCAAGGCGCCCAAGGTGCGGGCAGCGTGGATGCCCCGCTACGCCGAGGCCCGCGAGGCCGCCAAGGCCAAGCTGCGCCCCGCCTGCTACCCGGTGCCCACCGACGCCCTGGCACGGGCCGCCTACGTGCGCAACGTGCAGCTGACGGTGCCCGGCGCCACCTGCGCCCAGTCCTTGGAGGTGGCTGCGTGGGTCGACGGGCTGCCCGTTACCCGCCAGGTGTGGGCCCGCACGTGGGCCGAGGTGGCCGAGCAGCTGGCCGCCGAGCAGGCCAACGCCGAGGCCGACGCCGCCGAGTAGCAGCCAGGCGCCACCCCAGCCCCGAGCCCCCACGCCCCAGCGGTGCGGGGGCTCGGGCGCGTATGGGCCCCCGAGGGGGCTAAGCTGCCCCCGACCCACCGACCCCGAGGTGCCCCCGTGCCCGACCCGATACCCGACACCGACCAGGTGCCCGCCACCGCCGCCGAGGACCTGACGGTCGACACCGCCATCGACCTGGCGCTGCGCACCGCCCTGGCCGCCCGCGACCACCTGGCCCAGGACGTGCGCCTCACGTGGGCGGGGCTGCACGCCCTGCCCGCCCTGGTGGCCCTGCTCGACCAGGTGGTCGACCAGCTGGTGGCCGCGGGCTACCCCGCCCTGCTGGCCGCGCCCGACACCGCCACCCGCGCCTTCGTGGCGATCCGTGTGCTCGACCGCCAGCCCGACCTGGCCGCCCAGCTGCTGGCCGCAGCGGGCCCGCAGTGAACGTGCCCAAGCTGGCCGAGCCCAGCCCCCACGCGTCGCTGTACGCCGAGGCGCAGCGGGTGGCCGCCAGCTACAGCTACCGGGTGACCGACCTGCCGGGCCGCCGCCGCTGCGGCGACCACGACCTGGCCGCCTACGTGGACGCCCTGCTGGCCGTGCGCCCCGACGCCCGCTGCACGCAGGAAGCCCTGGTGGCCATCTGGCTGCACCGCATGCGCGTCACCACCGAGCGGTTCCACCGGGTGTGGCAGGTGCAGGCCAGCCGCGCCGCCGCCGACTGGCGGCACCGCCCCACCACCCGACCCCAGGCGCTGCTCGACGGCACCGCCACCACCGCCCTGGCCAACCTGGCCCTAGCCCCCGAGGTGCCCCGATGACCCCCACCGCCATCTGCTGGGACGCCGACCAGCCCGAGGCCAGCGCCCTGGTGGCCGTGCAGGACGACCCCGACGACCTGGCCGCCCTGCTGGCGGTGCGCTACCCCGGCGCTGACGTCGAGGTGCACGCCACCCTGGGCGGCGCCCAGCGGGCGCTGCGCAAGCGGCTGACCGACGTGGCCGCCGAGCTACTGGCCCGCACCGACAACACGCTGGCCCGCCTGGCCCGGCTCGACCTGGCCCTGGGCATCGCCCCCGACGCCGAGACGCCCGACGCCGACGACGCCGCCTGGGCCCGGTTCACCGAGCACCCCACCGACCCCAGCTGGCCGCAGTGAGGGTGCACGGCTACTGCACCAGCTGCCGCCGGGTGCGCCGCGTGGCCGCCCGAGACGTGGACGTCGCCCTGGCCGCCATGCGCCACGGTGTGCCGGTAGGCGTGTGCGACACCTGCGCCGCCGACGCCGAGGCCGAACGGCGGGCCCGATGACCGAGCCCACCCTGCCCGACCCCGCCGCCGTCGACCGGGTGCTGGCGTGGCAGCGCACCGCCGACGCCGAGCGGCTGCTGGCCGAGCGGGCCGCGCCCGCCCTGCTGGTGGCCGAGCACGCCGAGCAGGTGGCCGCCGCCCTGGCCGCCGAGCGGGGCCCACGTTGGCGCCTGGTGGCCGAGCAGGCCGACGGGCAGGCGTGGCAGCGCCCCGTGGCTGGCGCCCCGTTCACGGCGATCTGGAGCCTGGCACGGGCGACCGACGGGCGGCTGTGGCTGCACGCCAGCGCCAGCCACCGCCAGCGGCTGCCCAGCTGGGACGAGATGGCGATGGTCAAGCGGCTGCTGGTCGGCCCCGAGCGGTGGGCGTGCCAGCTGCACCCGCCCGAGGCCGCCTACGTGAACCTGCACAGCCGGGTGCTGCACGTGTGGGCCCCGTGGGACCCCGCCGCCTGGCCGCTGCCCGACTTCGCCCACACCCTGCCCGACGGCACCCGCACGCTGTAGTCCCTGGCTGTGGAGTTATTCGGCCCCGACGTTGGTTCCCCACACCAAGGGGGCTAACGTAGTGGGTGCACCACCCCACCGACACCGAGGAGCACCACCATGTCCCATCAGTTCGACACCGGGTTCACCGTCCGCACCCCCGCATGGCACGGGCTGGGCCGCGTGCTGGCCGACCACCCCGACAGCTGGGCCGAGGCCCGCCAGGCCGCCGACCTGCTGTGGGAGCCCGCCGAGGACGTCATCTACCGCCGGGTGCGCATCGACCTGGCGTCGGCCCCCGCGGGCAGCTACGCCACCCCCGACCCCGACGTGTGCATGGTGCCGCTGGCCGAGCACAAGCTGATCAAGCGCGACGACACCGGCGCCGAGCTATCGGTGCAGCGCACCGACTACCCGATCATCAACCACGCCACGATGGGCGACCTGATCGAGGCCGTCGGCACCGAGGCGGGCGCCACGCTGCACTTCGACAGCGTGGGCAGCCTGCAGGGTGGCCGCAAGGTGTACGCCGTGGCCCTGCTGGACGAGCCCTTCCAGGTGCCGGGCGACACCAGCCCCACCTACCCGTACCTGGCGATGCAGAACGCCCACGACGGCGAGGGCGCCTGCCGCATCATCCCCACGCAGGTGCGCATCGTGTGCATGAACACGTGGCAGCTGGCCAGCGAATATGCCAGCTACGAGGTGGTGATTCGGCACCAGGGCAACGTGGCCGAGCGGGTCGAGGCCGCCAAGACGGGGCTGCGCCAGGTGCGGGCCGCCGCCGCCGCCTACCGCACCACCATGACCGAGCTAGCCGGGCTGCGCTACGACGACGCCGTGCTGGCCATGTTCTTGGAGCGGTTCATCCCGACGCCCGAGGGCGCCACCGACCGCCTGCAGGCCGAGCGGGCCGAGCGCCGCAACCTGTGCCGCGCCATGCTGGCCGAGTCGCCCACGCTGGCCGAGCTACCGCCGACCGCTTACCAGCTGGTGCAGCTGGTGGGCGAGTACACCGACCACCTGCGCAAGCTGCCCACCACCGACGACGTGGCCCGCCAGGAGATCTACCTGCGCCGCACCATGCTGGGCCACGGCGAGGGCGCCAAGACCAAGGGGCTGGTCATCGACCTGGCCCGCACGCTGTGCACGCCCACGCCCACCAACGTGGTGCAGCTGGCTGGCGTGTAAGGCCCCGCCGCCTGGCCCCCGCCGACGCCGCGGGGGCCAGGGCTGCGGTGGCGGCCCGAGCAGTCGACGTGGCATCCACCCCACGTGCTCGGGCCGCCTGCGGAGCCCTACGGCCCCACCCACCCACCGACAACGAAAGGCCCCACCGATGCCCACCCCGACCACCCCCGAGGGCGCGCCCGTGCCCGACATGCCCGGTTGGACGCCCAAGCGCCTGCCGTACACCGCCCCGAGCGGCGCCTACCACGCCCGCAGCTGGGCCGAGCCCCGCTGCACCGCCTACAGCCACACCAGCTGGTGCGATTGGTGCTTCTACGGGCCCGAGGCCGAGGCCAACGCCAAGGCGTTCGCCCAGCTGTGGCCCGACGCCGTCATCAAGGACGGGCCCAGGCCAGGCCGCCACGACACCGCCAGCGCCCCCATGTTCGTGGTCACCACCGACGGCCCGGTGCTGCGATGACGGGCCCCGAGGTGGCCGAGGTGGTGGCCCGAGTGGCCCGCCTGGCTGGCGCCCGCCACCGCCCCACCGACCGCGAGGTGCGCACCATCACCATCACCGACGACGAGGCCCGAGCCCTGCTGGGGCTGATCAGCCCCGCCGCCCTGGCCGACCTGATGCGCCACCCCGGCGCGGTGGTGGTGCTGCCATGACCCCCGCCCGCCGGGCCGACGTGGCCGAGCTAGTGGCCGCCCTGCTGGCTGGCCTAGACCTGGCCACGCTGGCCGAGCGGGCGCACGTGCACCCCAGCCTGGTGGCCGACGTGGCCACCGGCAGGCTGCGCCCGAGCCCCGAGCTACGCCGCCAGCTGGCCGCCGCGCTCGGCACCGAGGCGGTGCGCCTGGTCGAGTAGACAGGCCCCAGCGCCAGGCCCCCCCGCCTGGTGGCTGCGGCGGCAGCCCGACCCCCACCCTGACCGTCGGTGGGCGGGGCCGGGCCGGGCTGCCACCCCAGCCACAGCACCCCACCGACCCCCGCCCGAGGCCGACCCCGTGCACCTGGCCGCCACAGCCCCCCAGCGCCCCGCTGCTGGCCGCCGCCCACACCGCCGCCCCAACGCCACCCGCCTGCTGGTCGTGGTCCTGACAGCGCCGCTGAGCGGCTGCACCGCGGCGGGCTGGGCCGCCCGCTGGCCCGATGCGGCGGTGGTGCTCGGGGCCGCCGCCGTGATGACGCTGACGTGGCTGGTGGCCGCCCGCAGCGCCCGCCCGCCGCGGGAGTACCGCTGGGGCCGCCACGTGGTGGTGCACCTGCCGATGCTGGCCCCCGAGCGGTACTGCGCCTGCGGCGCCTGCGGGCAGCTGGCCGCCCCCGGCGCGTGGCTGGCCGACTGGCACTACGACGTGCCCGGTGTGCTGCCGCCCACCAAGGCGCCCGACGCCATCCCCATCCGGGGGCTGGCGTGGACCTGGGGGCCCGCCGGGTGGGAGCCCGCCATCGTCTACGTGCTGCCCCCCGACGCGCACGCCCGCCCGCCCCGAGGCGCCCCGAGCACCAACGGGCAGGCCACCGTCGTCGCTGGTCACGGGCCAACCTTGGGGTAATCCACCGGGCACGTTGGTGAAGCTTGCCAAGGGGGCTAAGCTGGTGGCACCACCGACTAGGAGCCCACCGACATGGCCACCACCACCCCCTACCAGCCCGCCACCGAGAAGCAGGTCGCCTTCATCCGCACGCTGCTGGCCGAGCGCGACGGCAACAGCGCCGCCGAGGCCATCCGCGACGGGCTGAACAGCGCCCGCACCGACGGGCCGATCAGCCGCAAGCTGGCCAGCAGCGCCATCGAGTGCCTGCTCAAGATCAAGGTGGCCAAGGCCGCCGCCGCCCCCGAGGCCGCCACCGCCGTGCCCGAGGGCCACTACGCCACCACCAGCCGCACCGGCACCAACGACCTGGACTTCTGGCGGGTGGACCGCCCCACCGAGGGCCGCTGGGCGGGGCGGGTGTTCGTCAAGCGGGTGATCGGCGGGCGCGCCGACCAGGCCGTGCGCGGCACCGAGGCCGAGCAGGCGCTGGCCGCCATCGAGGCCGCTGGTGTGGCCGAGGCGGGCCAGCTGTACGGGCAGCAGGTGGGCCGCTGCTGCCGGTGCAACCGCCACCTGACGGACGAGACGAGCCGCCAGCTGGGCATCGGCCCCGACTGCCGGGCGAAGTAGCCTGGCCGCAACCCCGGCAGCCCCGCCCCAGCGGCGGGGCTGTTGCGCGTACGGGGGGCTAAGGTGCGCCCGCGGTGGTGGCGTCGGACAGGGAGGGGCGCGGGGCTGACACGCCCGACCCGCCGGGTGGTGCACCGCCCAGGCGGCGCCTAGCGGTTCCCGGGAAGATACCTGGGGGCGCCACCACCGCACCGGGCCCCGAGGGGGCTAAGCTGGTCGGCATGGCACCCACCGACACCAACCCCGCCCAGCTGATCCTCGACACCATCCCAGCCGAGGCCCGAGGCCCCGAGGCCGCCGCCAGCCTGCCCGACCAGCTGCAGGCTGGGCACTGCTACAGCTACGGCGGGCACGGGCGCATGGGCACCTGCTGGCTGAGCCCCGCTGGCCGCCTGACCGCCAAGCCCAACGGCGGCGGGCTGCCCCACAGCTGGGCCGAGCAGCACGCCCACAGCCTGGTGTGGCGCCACGCCGCCCTGCCCTGCGGGTGCGGGCAGTGACCGCCATGCGCGACACCGTCGACCAGGCGGCGGGGCTGCTGGTGATCGCCGCCCTGCTGCACGACCGGCACCGCATCGGCAGCGCCCTGGTGTTCGAGCCCGGCGACGTGGTGGCGCTGCACACGCCCGGAATGTCGGTGGTGTACGCCGTGGGCGGCTACGACGTGTGGAGCGTGCCCACCGCCGAGCACCCCGCCCAGCTGGTCGAACCGACCGACCTGACCGACGCCCAGGTGGTGACGGTTTGCCTGGCCGCCGCCGAGCACGTGCGGGCGGCTCGGGCGGCCCGCCAGTGACCGAGCCCTGCCGCTGGCCCGTCGGGCACCGCCAGGGCCGCAGCCGCTGCGGGCTGGGCGCCACCGCCGAGGTGCGGGCGGGCAGCCGCTGCGTCGTGGTGTGCCCGCTGCACCGGGCCCTGGCCACCGCCAAGGGGTGGACGGCGAGCGCCTAGCCTGCGCCCGCATGGCAGGCCACCCGCTGGGCCCCGGCAACCGCAGCGCCCGAGGCGCCCTGCTGCAGCCGCTCGGCACCCGTGACGACGGCACACCGATCATGGTGGGCGACCGGGTGGCCGAGGCGGTGCGGCTGGGCGCCAGCCTGGCCGACGGCGCCCTGCGGGCGGGCGTGAGCGCCCCGCAGCTGCACACGTGGGTGCGCTCGGGCAACCGGCTGGCCAGCGCCCTAGAGACGGGCGCCCTGCGCCAGCGCGACCTGAACGCCCAGCAGCGGGCCGAGGTGGCGCTGGCCGCCACCGTCGAGCAGGCCGCATCGGAGGGCAAGCTGCTGCTGTTGGGGCTGCTCGAACGCCTGTCGCGGGGCGCCGAGGTGCGCACCATCACCGAGCGCATCGACGCCCAGGGCAACGTGGTCGAGCGGTACGAGCGCACCGAGCACCACGCCCCCGACGCCGCCACCATCCGCTGGCGGCTGGAACGCCGCTGGCCCGACGAGTGGGCGGCCCGCCAGCGGCTGGAAGTCACCGGGGCCGACGGGGCGCCGCTGCAGGTCGACGTGGCCACCCGCGCCGCCGAGCTAGCCGAGGCGCTGCGGAACGCCCCGCCGCCCGTGCACGCCAACGGCAACGGTTCAGGCGGCAACGGCGCAGGCCCCTGACCAGGGCGGTTGTGAAACGGTACCAAGGGGGCTAAGCTGGTGGGGCCACACCCACCGACCCCGAGGACCCCCGATGCCGTACGACCCTGGCCCCCGCCGCAAGGTGAAGGCCGCCGACATGCTGGCCGCCCTGACCGCCGCCCGGCGCACCTGGCAGCCCGAGCCCAGCTGGGCCGAGGTGCTGGCCACGCTGGCCGAGTACAGCCTGGCCGACTGGCGCCAGCTGTCGGTGGCCGCCGGGCACCCCGACCGCACGCCCAGCCCCGAGACGCGGGCCCAGGTGCTGGCCGCCGTGCAGCCGCTGGCCGACGCCGACCTGGCCGCCGCCATGCGGGGGCAGGGCTGATGGCCAAGAAGGCCCGCCGCAAGGGCCACACCGGCATCCCCGGCGACATCGCCACGCCCAAGACCGACCCGAGGCCCGCCACCGACCAGGTGCTGCGGCCCCTGGCCGAGCGGTACACGCCCATCCAGGCGGGCGACGACAGCCCCTGGGGGGCCGAGCACCGCCGCGCCTGCACGCTGTGCGGCGAGCCCTTCGAGGGCATGGGCCACAATCCGCAGCCGCTGGCCGAGCCCCCCGCCCGCTGCTGCGACGCGTGCAACCGCGCCAAGGTCATCCCGGCTCGGCTGGGGCTGGCGGGCCGCGGGATGAACCCCTACGTGCCCGACGTCGACCCCGCCTGGCAGGCCGACGTGGCCCAGGCCGCCGCCGAGCGCACCGAGCCCGCCGAGGTGGTCGACCTGTTCCGCCGGGTGGTCACCGCCGAGGGCGAGGACCTGGCCACCAGCCAGGCCACACCAGGCGAGCGGATGGCCGCCCGAGCGGCAGCCCACCAGGCCGACCTGCCCGGCGCCGAGCACCCCGGCGCCCAGCGGGTGCCCCAGCAGCTGACCGACGCCCTGGGCAACGTGTACACGCCCGGCGACGGCAGCGAACGCACCGCCGTGGCCGACGTGCTGGCCGCCGAGCGGTACGCCGACCTGGCCGCCGAGGCCACCGACCCCGGCTACCGGGGCGGCGGCGAGCTTGGCGCGGCGGGCCCCCCGCCCACCAGCTACAGCGGCACCACCGCCCCGAGGGGGTGCGGGGCCGCCGACGTGGCCGACCTGCGCAACTGGATGGTCCGCCAGTGGCAGCCCGGCGGGCTGTACTACCGGGCCAGCACCCGCAACGGGCGGGGCGCCGCCGCCACCGACTTCGTGGAGGGCGAGCGGCGCCAGCTGCAGCGGGCGGCGCTGTACTGGACGGCCCCGGCGATGGTCGACCTGCTGACCACCGTGGCCCCGAGCACCCCCGACGACGTGCGCCCCGTCGACCTGGTGTGGCCCGACACCACGGGGCTGGTGGTGTTCGCCACCCCGGTGCAGGGGGTCGACAGCCTCGAAGGCCGCTCGGGGCTGCAGGCCATCGACGCCGAGATGGCAGGCGAGCACCACCCGGTGCAGGTCGACGCGATCTGCTGGGCCAGCACCCGCATACCCGACGCCGAGGCCCCAGGGGGCAAAGTCAACTGCCTGTCGGTCAGCAGCTACCGGCTGCTCGACTTCGACGCGGGGCTGGGCGCTGGCGACCTGGGGCTGGCCGTCGGCTCGGGCGCCATCGTGGGCGCCCGCACCAGCAACATCGGCACCGTGGCCACCGGCCCCCACACCGGCAGCCCGACAGCCTCGCTGCACGGCACCATCTGGGCGCCGCTGGGGCGGTCCGACTGGCCGCTGCTGCACCCGCTGGGCCACCAAGACAGCTGGATACCCGACGGCGCCTGGCCCAGCTTCCGCGAGGACCGCCAGCTGGTGGCCGCCCTGTTCACGCTGCTGTCCGACCGGCAGGTGCTGCTGGCCGACCAGCACCCCGCCCCGGTGGAACGCCAGCACCGGCGCCGCACCGAGCGCGAGGCCGCCAAGCTGGGCGTCACGCCCCGCAACGTGGTGGTGGTCACCCTGCGCCAGCCCAAGCGGCAGGCCGCCACCCCCGCCGAGCCCGGCGCCAGCGGGCGCACCTACAGCCACCAGTGGTACGTCAAGGCGACCATCGGCTGGCGCTGGTGCGGCCCCGGCAAGACCGAGCGCCGCCTGGTGCCCATCCGAGGCCACGTCAAGGGCCCCGAGGGCGCACCGTTCATCGCCAAGACCCGCGTCAACGCGTGGGTCAAGTAGGTGCGCGGCTGCCTGCTGGCCCTGCTGGTGCTGCTCGGCGCAGCCACCGTGGCAGGCGCCAGCGCCTACCTGGCCCTGGCCGTATGCGGCTGCACCGGCCGATGAGAACCCCGCCGCCCCCACCCCCCGACGGCTGGTGCCACACCACCTGGCCCTGCGACCACCCCGACACCGGCAGCCACCGCTGCCACCTACCCGCCCAACACCGAGGCACCCACCGCTGCACCTGCGGCGCCACCACCACCGACTTCGACCGAGCCCTAGCCGACGCCATCGAGGGCACAAAGCACAGCCCCCTAAACCCCGAGGCTGAAACATGACCCCCCACCAGGCCGCATGCGCCGCAGCCCAAGCCGCGACCGAGCTACTACCCGACGACGACCAGCCCCCCGTACTGCAGTGGGTCGGCCCCGCCGGTGTGCTGTCGGTGGTGCTCCCCACCCTCGACCACGCGCTCGGGCTGGCCGCCAACGCAGGCGCCCCCGCCAGCCTGGCCGAGGCCATCACCCTGGTGGCCGACAGCTACCACGCCACCGTCGAGTACGACCCCACCGACGCCGCCGCAGCCGAGGCCGCCGACGCCGTGCGCCGCGGCGACCTGGCCGACCGCTACCGGGCAGGCGACCCGACCGTCACCGACGCGCTGGTGGTCATCACCGTGCACCGCACCCCCCCGACCGCCGACATGACCGTGCTGCCCTACCGGCGGCAGGCCCGCCCCGGCTGGCCGACCACCATCGAGTGGGACGCCCAGGTCGACCACCACGGCGCCACCGTGGTCGAACTGCAGGGCCGAGTGGCCGACCACCTGCGCCTGGGGCTCGACACCGCCGCCCGCCAGCCCTACCCGCCCGACACCGAGCTAGAAGCCTGGACGTACCTGGCCACGCTCATGGCCGCCGCGGGGCTGCTGGCCGAGGTAACCCCGAGGTGACCTGGCACGCGCTGTGGTGGCTGCTGCTGGCCGTGCCGGGGCTGTGGCCCCAACGCCCGCCCCGAGGCCCCGGCGGTCCGCCTGCGGCCACGTAGCCCGCCTGGCAGCCCGTACCGTGCGGCCCGTGCCCCGAGCCCGCAAGCTGCCCCCGCCCGTAGCCGACCCCCTGGCCGACCTGGCCCAGCTGGCCGACGCGCTCGGGCCCGACCGCTTCGAGCGGTGGTGCGCCACCCTGCACCCCGACGACCTGGCCGTGGTCGAACGGGCCCTGGCCGAGCGGGCCGCCACCGGCTGGCGGGCCACGCCCGCCACGCTGCTGCACCGACTCGACGCCGACTACCACGACGAGTGGGGCTACGTGCGGCTGCTGGCGGGCAGCTTCGTGGCGGCGGTCGACGGCACCGGCAGCCCGAACCTGCTGTGGACCCTGCCCAGCCAGTACGGCAAGACCACCCTGGTGGCGCAGGGCTGCGTGCTGTGGCTGCTCGACCGCGACCCCCGGCTGCGCATCATCTACGTGACGTACGACTCGGGCAAGGCGATGGAGGAAGGCGGCAAGGCCCGCGACCTGGCCGAGCGCCACCCCGACCTGCTGCGGTTCCGCCTGCGGCCCGACCGCCGGGCCCGCGGCCAGTGGGCCACCGAGCAGGGCGGCGGGCTGTACTGCACGGGCATCAAGGGCGCGATCACGGGCTACCCGGCCGACGTGCTGCTGGCCGACGACCTGCTGAAAGGCTGGCAGGCCGCCCACTCCGAGGCCGAGCGGCAGCTGGTGTGGGACGTGTGGCGGGCCCAGCTGCGCCTGCGCGGCCAGGGCGGGCGGGGCGTGCGCCTGGTGGCGGGCACCCGCTGGCACGAGGACGACCACTTCGCTCGGCTGTGGGCCGCGGCCGAGGCCGACAAGGCCGCCGACCAGTGGCACAGCATCCGCCTACCGGCCCGCGCCGAGGCGCACCACAGCCAGGCGCCCGACCCGCTGCTGCGCCAGCCCGACCCGCTCGGCAGGCCACCGGGGGCTGTGCTCGAACCCCAACGGTTCAGCGTCACCGAGGTGCTGGCACGGGCCGCGGTGCTCGGGCCCTACCTGGCGGCGGCGGTCGAGCAGCAGCGCCCCAGCCCCGAGGAAGGCGGCGAGATCGAGCGGGGCTGGTGGCGGTGGTCGACTGCCCCCGTGGCGCCCGACGCCGCCGCCGACTGGATCACCAGCTGGGACACCAAGCTGAAACAGACCGACGCGGGCGACTACGTGGTGGGCCAGGTGTGGTGCCGGGTGGGCGGCACGTACTGGCTGCGCGACCAGCTGCGGGGCCAGTGGCCCCAGGCCATCGCGGGCCCGGCGCTGGCGCTGCTGCAGGTGCGCCACCCCCACGTGCACCGCCACGTGCTCGAAGCCGCGGGCTATGCCCCCGAGATGGTCACCGAGCTACGCCAGCCCCGCCCCACCTACCAGCTGCCCGCCCAGCTGGCCGACGACCTGGCCATGTCGGCGCTAGAGCGGGTGCAGGTCGAGGCGCTGCTGCGCCGTGGGCTGTCGGGGCTGCAGCTGCACCCCGCCCGAGGCGACAAGCGGATGCGGCTGCGGGCGGTGTCGGGGCTGATAGCCAGCGGCGACGTGGTGCTGCCCGAGGGCGCCCCGTGGGCGGCGCAGCTGGTGGACGAGGCGGCAGCGTTCCCGAACGGCGCCCACGACGACATGCTCGACACGCTGTCGCAGGCGCTGTCGGTGCTGGCCAAGGGGCCCGCCAGCGTGGCCACCCCGCAGCGGCAGGTGGCGCCCCCGCCGCCGACCACGCCCGGCGCGCCGATACGGCGGCGGGTCATCCGCGCCTAGCGGGCCGCCCGCCGAGCCCGAGCGCCACGCAGCGTGGGGCTGGTCGGTCTAACCCCGGCGATTCGGGTAACCGACCCCACCGGCCGGTCACGCAGGGTGGCGGCGGCGGTGTACTGGCTGCAGGCGTCGAGCAGGCGCTGCACCACCGGCTCGGCGTCGCGCCTGCGCCACCACGCCCCCGGCACCCGGTGCACCTGCCCGCAGCGCTGGCAGCGGGCGCACACCCGCCACCGCCACCGCTGCTCGCACCACACGTCCCAGCGGTGCACCCGGCAGGGGTCGGTCACACGCCGCCCTTCCACCCGCAGGTGGGGCAGTGGCGCTTCCCGTGGCCGTCGGGTGTGGTCAGGGCTCGGCAGCTGGGGCAGCGGCCCGTGGCCGAGGCGGCAACGGGCGGGCGCTTGGCGGTGCGCTTAGGCATGGCAGGCTCCATGACGATCGTGTGACGGCGGGGCGTGGCGGCACCGGGCCAGGGGCCCCGGCTGCTACCATTAGCCCCCCTATGGGCCGACCGTACCACCCCGAAACGGGGCTGAACCGAACCATCCTGCTGTACGTGCGCCGCAACCCCGGCACGTGGCCCGGCACCCTGTCGCGCGTGCTCGGGCACGACAGCAGCGTGGTGCGCGGTCAGCTGCGCCGCCTGGTGGCCACCGAGCACCTGCGCGCCGAGGACCGCGACGGGCACGACTGGCTGTACGTCACCGAGCTAGGCGAGCGGGCCCTGCGGCGCCGCCGCCCACCGGCCCGAGGCGGCAACCCGTGGCGCGCCACCGAGGGTTCACGGGCTGTCCACAGCTAGGTCCCCAGGCTGTGCCGGGCCGGTGTTAGCCTCCCTAGTGCAGGGGTACACCGACACCACACCGACAGCCCCCGCACCGAGGCCATGATGAACGCCGTAGCGCCCGACGCGCCCCCCACCCTGACCACCCGCCAGCTGTGCGACCTGGCTGGCATCACGTACCGGCAGGCCGACTACTGGTGCCGCCAGGGCTACCTGCTGACGTGCGGGCCCACCGAGCCCGGTAGCGGCCACCACCGGCGCCACCCCGCCAGCGAACTGCGCGTGGCCCGTGGGCTGCAGCAGCTGCTGGCCGCCGGGTGCCGCCAGCCCGCCGACGCCGCCGACACGCTGCGCGACCTGCCCGACAGCTGGCACGGGCCCGTGCTGCTGACCGCCCGAGGGCGCGCCACCGCCGACCTGGCCGACGCCCGGTGGGTGGTGCAGGCCGAGCCGCTGGCCGCCGCCTAGTGGACGCCGAGCCCGGCTACGACCCCTGCGTGCTGCTGCACCTGCAGCTGCACCTGCGGGCGCGGCCCGACGCCGACCCCGGCGAGGTGATGGGCCAGCTGTACTCGGCGGTGCTCGCCTACCCGCCGCTGCGGGCCCTGCTGACCGACCAGGTGTGGGACGGCATCGACTACCTGCCGCCGCACCGGCACCGCACCACCAGGCCCTGGCACGGGCAGCGGTAGGGTCGGGGCATGGGCGGGCGACTGGCGTTGGCGCGGGCCGAGGTGACCGACCCCCAGGGCGGGGTCACCAAGGGGGCCACGGTGCAGGTGCTGGGCGACCTGCTGCGCGTGTACTCGGGCGCCCAGCTGGTGGCCGAGCGCAAGGGCGTGGCCGACCTGGCCCGAGGGGCCCGCAACACGTGGACCGTGAACATGGCCGACGGCACCAGCTGGCGGGTGGTGCGGGCAGGGGGCTGCGGCTGTGGACGCTGACAGCATCGGCAAGGTGGCCCCCGACGGCACGCTGCTGGTGCCCTGGGCCGAGGTGCAGGCCGACACCCCGCTGGCCGACCTGATCGACGCCCTGGCCCGCGCCGCCGTGCTGCACCGGGTGGTGGTGTCGGTCAACGTGTCGTTCGTGCCCGACCGGCCCGACGTGCCCGATGGCCCGTGAGCGCCGTCGCCCTGGTGCTGTCGATCGTGGCGCTGCTGGTGGCGATCGGCGCGGCGCTGCTGGTGCTCGACCACCGATCGCGCCAGCTGTGACCGACTGGCGGGGGCTGACGCTGCTGTGGTGCCCGCAGTGCCGGGCCGAGCGCGGCGGCTACCCGCCGCCCCAGCCCGGCGACGTGACGCTGTGCTACTGCTGCCTGCGCCCGTCGGTGCTGACCGCCGACGGCATGCGCCGCCTGACCGACGCCGAGCTATCGGGGCCGCCTGGCGCCCGCTGGCTGGCGGCGGTGCGGGCCATCGAGCGGGCCCGTGGCTGACCCCGCCTGGCTGGCCATCGAGTGCCCCCGCTGCTCGGCACCGCCGGGCCACCCCTGCTGGCGGACGTACCCGGTGCTGCACACCACCATGCGGGCCGCCGAGGTGCCGACCCTGGGCTACTGCGCCGCCAGGGCGGCAGCGGCCCGCCAGGCGGCCCGTGGTGGCCCGTAGTGCCCGGCGCCGCCGACGTGGCCACCGACCTGCTGGCCACCCACCGCCTGGTGCGGCTGGTCACCGCCGACGTGGTAACGCAGCCCCTGCGTGACCGCCTGGTCGGCTGGACGTACCGCCACGACCCTGGGCTGCGCAGCGACCCGCCGGTAACCGGCTGGGCCGACTACGCCGAGGCCGACCCCGACGCCCCCCGCCTGGCCACCCTGCTGACGTGCCGCTGGTGCGCCAGCGTGTACGTGGCCGCCGGTGTGGTGGCGCTGCGGGCGCTGGCCCCGAGGCCGTGGGGCTACGTTGCACGGGCACTGGCCGCGAGCAGCGCCGCCGCCCTGCTGGCCGCCGTCGAGGAGGACTAGCCGATGCCCCGCAAGGCCAAGGGCGACACGCCCACCATCGAGCAGCTGGCCGAGCACCTGGCCGACCTGGCCGACCGCATGGTGGGCGCCTGCGCCGCCCTGCAGCGCGAGCACGGCGCCGCCGAGCCGAGCGCCCGCACCCTGCAGCACGCCGAGGGCCACGTGCGCGTGGCCGCCGAGGTGCTGGCCACCGACGGGCCCGCCATCGAGGCGGCGCTGGCCGCGGCCGAGCCCGAGCCCACCGACCGGGACTGACAGCGACGTAGGCTCCAGCGGCGATGGCCCGCCGCACCCGCACCCCGACGGCCCTGGTGGCGGCAGCGAGCCGCCCCCTGGTCGACCGCAAGGCCACCGTCCCCCGCCAGGCCGCGCAGTGGCAGGCCGAGGCGTGGACCATGTTCGATGAGATCGGGGAGGTGAAGTTCGGGTGCAACATGGCGGGCAATGCGATGGCCAAGCTGCGGCTGTACGTGGCCATCCGCCCGCCCGACCAGCCCGACGCCGACCCCGTACCGCTCGACGCCGACACCGCCAAGGAGCTTGACGTACCGCCCGACCTGGCGCTGGCGGCGCAGGCCGAGCTAGCCCGCCTGGCCGAGGGCGACGGCATGCCCGAGCTACTGCGCAGCCTGAACATCAACCTCGAAGTGGCGGGCGAACTGTGGCTGGTCGGCTGGGACGCCCGCACCCCCGCCGAGCCCGACGGGCCCGCCCCCGAGCAGTGGGAGGTGCGGTCGGTCAGCGAGGTGGCGTGGCAGGGCACCGGCGACCAGCGCACCGCCAAGGTGCAGGGCCCCGACGGCCCGCCCCGCGAGGTGCAGCGCGGCAGGGATGCGTGCATCCGGGTGTGGCTGCGCCACCCCCGCTACGGCGACCTGGCCGACAGCAACCTGCGGGGCGTGCTGGCCGACTGCAGGGCGCTGCTGGTGCTGCAGCAGCAGGCCATAGCCGAGGCCCGCAGCCGCATGTCGGCTGGTGCGTTCACGGTGCCGAACGAGTTGACCATCGCCGTGGCGGGCCCGAGGGGGCAGGCCGACGCCCCACCGCCGACCGACGCCGACGCCGACCCGTTCCTGCTGGCGTTGGAGAACGCCATGATCGACCCGATCGAGGACGTGTCGAACCCGAGCAGCGTGGCCCCGTTCGTCATTCGGGGGCCCGCCGAGTACCTGCAGCCGCAGTACCTGCGCCGCATCGACCTGGGCCGCCAGGCCGACGGCATCGAGGCCCGCATCGAGGCCAGGGTGCAGCGCCTGGCCCGCGGCATGAACCTGCCGCCCGAGGTGGTGCTGGGCCACCAGCAGACCACCTACGCCAACGCCGCCCAGGTCGACGCCGACACGTTCGAGGACTACTACGAGCCCCGAGCCCGGCTGCTGGTCGACAGCGTGACCGGCGCCTACCTGCGCCCAGGGCTGCTCGACGCCGGGCACGACCCGGCCCAGGTGGCCCGCCTGCAGGTGTGGTACGACGCCAGCCTGCTGCTCGGCAACCCCGACACCGACGCCAACGCCGACGCCGCCTTCGATAACCAGGCCATCAGCTGGGCCGCGTACCGGCGGGCCAAGGGCTACGACGACGCCGACGCCCCCACCGAGCGCGAGCAGCTGATGCGGGCGGGGCTCATGCGGGGCATCCTGACCGCCGACCTGACCGCCCAGCTGCTGAACCTGCTGGCCGACCCCGAGGCCGAGGGGTTCCCGCCGCTGGTGGCCGCCGAGACAGGCGGCGGTGCCCCACCGCCGAGCGCCGAGGCCGAGGCGGCAGCCACGGTGCTGGCATGGCTGGCCGACCAGGCCCGCCCGCTCGGGGCCGCCCCCTTTCGCCCTACCGGCAGCGGCCAGCACCGACGTGACCGAGGTGCCGCCCGGCCGGGCCCTGCTCGACATTGACCGCGAGACACGGGCCAAGCTGCAGGCCGCGACCGACGCCGCCCTAGAACGGGCGCTCGAACGGGCAGGCAACCGGCTGCGGGCCAAGGGCCACCAGGTGCGGGCCACGCTGGCACGTGTGCCCCCGAGGGACGCCTGCGCCACGCTCGGGCCCAGCCTGGTGGCGGCGGCAGGGCTGGACGACGACGACCTGCTGGCGGGCGCCTGGGACCAGCTGGAGCAGGACTACTACCGGGTGGGCGGCTCGGCACAGAAGCGGGCCCTGTTCTGGGCCAGCAAGGTGTCGGGCGGCATGGACGCCGCCACCCGCGCCAGCTACGGGCTGCGCCAGGCCACCGACCTGGACACCGGCTGGGCGTGGATGAAGGAGAACCTGCAGGCGCTGGCCAAGGCCAAGCTGTACACGCCCGACCTGGCCGACCCTGGGCTGGGCGAGTTCGACCCGACCACCAAGGCGCCGACGGGGCTGATCCGCCAGGCCATGCGGCGGGCGGGCGGGGTGCAGGGCAGCGCCGACCTGACCAAGCTGACCACCGACCCCGGCGACGTCGGCAGCGCGTGGATCACCGTGCCCGACGGCAGCAGCCCCGGCGGCATCGCCACCGGGCAGCTGATCACCGACATCATCCAGGCCGAGGGCGGGGCGGTGTCGGGCTACCGGTGGGTGTACGGGCCCGCCGACCGCACCCGACCGTTCCACCCGCACCTGCGGCTCGACGGGCTGGTGTTCGCCAGCTTCACCGACCCGCGGCTGGTGTGCTCGGGCTGGCCCGGCACGGGCCACTACATACCCGGCGACCACCGGGGCTGCGTGTGCGACGTGGAGCCGATCGTGCTGACCGCCGACCAGGTGGCCGCCCTGCACGCCCAGGGGCTGCTGCCCGACAGCGCCCTGGGCCCCGTGTACGGCCCCGCCGAGCCCGGCCCCTGGCACGGCCCGATCGAACCGGGCCCGGTGCACGGCCCCGCCCGCCCCGGCCCGGAGTTTGGCCCGACCAAGGCGCCGCCGCCCCTGGGCGACGTGCACGGCCCCGCCCTGCCCCCCAAGGAGGTGCCGCCCCGGCTGGGCGTGCACCGGCTCGGCACCCGCAGCTACGCCGAGGCGGCGGCCACGGTGGCCACCAGGCGCACCGGCGCGGGCCGAGGGTTCGCCTTCGACGGGCCCGACGTCGAGTCGATGCACGTGCACGTGGCGCCGGTGCAGCTGCAGAAGTCGACCGCCGCCAAGCTGGTCGACGCCACCGAGTACCGCTTCAAGCTGACCGACGTGGGCGCCCGCCAGTGGCGCGAGGCGGTGCTGCCCGGCGGCGACACGGTCAACCGGCGGGGCTGGCGGGCCGAGTACCAAGAGAGCCTCGACACCCGCAAGGCCGCATGGAAGGGCCCCGGCTGGACGCTGCGCAAGGGCGTGCGGGTGCCCGACCCCGGCATTGCCGCGCAGGGCGACGGGCTGGCGCAGATCAACCTGGGCAAGGCCACCACCGTGCGCAATAAGGGCGGCACGAAGCTCAGCTGGGCCAAGGCCGACGACGCCCAGCAGGCCCGGTGGACGGGCAAGTTCCAGGGCCGCCAGGTGACCATCGAGTACAGCGACGTGGCCGCCAACGACCGCACCGCCACCGCCCTGCACAACGAGGTGCGGGTGTGGGTCGAGGGCACCGAGGCGCCGTCCGAGGACTTCTTTGCCGACCTGATGGAGCGGCACCGTTTCGTGCGGCGGGTGGGCGTGCCCGACGACGCCGAGGTGGCCGCCTACGCCGAGCACGCGCTGGTCACCAAGCTGGGCACCGCCGAGGCCCGCCAGGCCATCTACGGGCGCTCGGGCGGGCAGGTGGGCTTCAACCCCGCCACCGCTACCAAGCTGACCCCCGACGCGCAGCGCAAGGCGGTAACCGACGCCCTGGCCGACATTCGCCAGCGGTTCGGCATCGGCCCCGAGGACCTAGCGCTCGGCACCAGCGCCGACGGGCGCACGGTGGTGCAGCTAACCGACCAGGCGGTGCAGCGCCTAGTGGACGAAACCGGCGTCACGTTCTTCAAGCACGACCTGCACCACAGCCTGAGCCGCGACCCCAAGCTGATAGTCGACATGCTGACCGGCGACCAGGGCGGGCTGCTGGCGTCGCGCCGCCGCATGGCCGACGGGCTGCCGTTCGGTGGCATGTCGGCCGACCGCGACTACGAAACCGGCGGCGCCGACTTCGTGTTCACCCGCCAGCAGAACGTGCCCAAGTGGCAGGGCGCCCGAGCCCAGCCGGGCAGCATCATCATCGACAACGACCGGCTACGCGACCTGGACTGGTTCGCCTACCGGGGCGACTACTACGGGCAGACCCACCTGCAGGGCCACTACGGGCGGGTCGACTTCGTGGAGGAACTGCGCGAGGGCGCGGGCCGCCTGGGGGGCGGCAGCTACGGGCAGGAAACCATGTTCCGCGACACCATCGACTTTGGCCACGTGCAGGCGCTGTACCTCGACCGCTACACGCGTGACGACGTGCTGGCCCGCCTGCGGGCGCTCGGCGTGACCCACGTCGGCATGGCCCCCATCGAGGACGTGGTGCGCCTGGCGGGCGAAACGGTCGACCTGGACCCGGTGCTGGTGCCCGGCAGCCGCACCGCGCCGAGGCGGTTCGACCCTGGCACCCCGCCGACCACCCCACCGCCGGTGGCCGCCATCGACCCGTTCGCGGCCACGGTGGCCACCAACGCCGTGCAGTCGGTGGGGCCCACCACCGCCATCGCCATGATCGAGAACGGCTCGATCAACGCCAGCGCCCACCCCGCCTGGGCCAAGGCCATCAAGGAGGGGCTGGTGGCGAAGTACAACCTGGCCGACGGGCTCGACAAGTGGGGCCCGATGATCACCGACTACGGCTGGGACATTGCGAACAACGACAGCTTTGGCGCCAAGCTGATAGCCGAGCTAGCGGCCGAGGTGCTAGCCGACCCGGCCGAGGTGCACTTCATTCAGAGCTACTACTTCTAGCCCCACGTTGGCGTAGCACCCCGAGGGGGCTAAGCTGCCACCGATGCCCCCCGACTGCAGGTGCCCCCCATGACCGCTGACGTACCCGACGTGCTGGCCCCCGGCAACGGCGCGCCGGTGCTGGCCTACGGCCCGTTCGTGGTCGAGCTAGCGGCGGGGCGGCGCATCGGCATGCGGCTGGCGTACAGCCCCGAGCAGCAGGGCCCCGACAGCCTGCGCTGGGACGAGGCCGACCCCAACGGGCGGGTCCACTTCCTGGCCGACACCGACTGGACCGCCATCGACGGCACGCTGGTGTCGAGCGTGGCCAACGGCGGCACCAGCGCCCTGGTGCGCGCCGTGCAGCCCCGCGACCTGGCGGGCACCGCCTACGAGGGGCTGGGGCTGGCCGAGGCGGTGGCGCAGCTGCGGGCCGACAACCGCTGGGCGTGGGCCGACTGACGTAGCGTCGGGCCCATGCGCCGACGCCTGCTGGTCCTGCCCGTGCTCGCGGTGGTGGCGGTGGTGGCCGTGGTGGCGGCGCCGCTGGTGGCCAGGGCGGTGTCGAGCAGCATTACCACCCCGATGGGCGACCAGCCCGACCTGACCCCCCAGCTGACCATCCGGGCCCCGGCGGGCGTGGTGCACCCCGGCGACCCGATCCCGGTGGTGGTCGAGTACGTGAACTTCCACGCCGACCCCGCCGCCCGCTGCGGGCCCGCGGGCACGTGCCTGGGGTCGCTGCCGAACCGGGTGACCGGCACCCCCGCGGTCGACGTGGGCCACGTGCACGTGTACTTCACGCCCGGCACCGCCAGCACCGACGGCCCGCCCCAGGCGGTGTCGTTCTGCATCCCCACCACGGTGGCCGAGGTGGGGTTCGCTGGCACGGTGTCGGGCAACTGCCCGCCGCTGGCCGAGCGGGGGCTGTACCGGGTGTCGGCGGAGTTCCAAAGCGACAGCCACGTGTCGTCGCTCAAGGCTTTCAACAGCCCCCAGCACGTGCCCACGTCCGACGTGGTGGTCATCCGGGTGGCCTAGCCTCCGGGGGCATGGCCGCAACCGCCACCGCCCCGCCCGCCACCGAGCCCGAGGGGGCGCCCGTCAGCTGGGCGGTCGAGCAGGTGCCCGACGGCTGGCAGGTGCACCGCGACGGCGCCCCGCTCGGCGGCCCGCACCCGAGCTACGCCGAGGCCGTGGGCGCCATCCGCGACGACCTGGCCGCAGCCGAGGCGCCCACCGCCGACGGGCTGCTGGCCGAGCAGTGGCACAGCCCGGCGGGCATCGCCTTTGCCGAGCCCACAGGCGACGGGCGCGACTTCACCGACGTGGCGTGGTCGTGGCGCGACCCCGACACCAGCCTGCTGCCGCTCATGTTCCAAGACCAGACCGACATGGGCCACTTTGGGGCCCGGCTGGCGGGCACCATCACGCAGCTGACCGAGCAGGGCGGCACCGTGCACGCCACCGGCCGCTTCTACGACAGCGACCAGGGGCGGGCGGCCCGCGACCTGCTGCTGGGGGGCCGCCGGTTCGGCGTGTCGGTCGACCCTGGGGCGGTCGACGCCACCTGGGAGTGCGTGGCCGAGGACGCCGACGGCTGGTGCACCGAGGAGCTAGTGCGGTTCGGCGCGTACGAGGTGATCGGGCTGACCATGACCCCGTTCCCTGCGTTCGCGAACGCCGCCATCGAGCTAGCGGGCGCCGAGGGGCAGCTGGCGGTGGCGGCAGCCGACCACGCGTTCACCGACGCCAACGGCGACGGCAACTGCGACGCCTGCCTGGCCGAGGACGCCGACGGCAACTGCACCGAGGTGTGCGACCTGCCCGAGGCCGAGCACACCGCCGCACCCGAGCCCGAGGCCGAGGCCAGCGCGGTGGTGGCCGACGCCAGCGGCAGGCTGCACGCCCGGCTGCGCATCGCCGCGACGCCGCCCCGCTGGTGGTTCGAGCTACCCGAGCCCCACCCCGGCGACCCGCACCTGGTCGAGCAGCCCGACGGGGCGCTGGCGTGCCCGCTGACCATCGCTGACGACGGGCAGGTGTTCGGCCACGTGGCCCGCTGGGGCCAGTGCCACGTCGGCTACCCCGGCGCCTGCGTGACGGCCCCCGCCAGCGTGGGCGGGTATCGCGACTACCACCTGGGCCAGGTGCGCACCGACGACGGCGCCCTGGCTGTCGGCTGCCTGACCATCGGCTGCGACCACGCCCCCGACTACCTGCAGGCCAGCGGCGCCCGCGACCACTACGCGCACACCGGCATGGCGTGGGCCGACGTGCGCCTGTCGGACGGCGACCTGGGCGTGTGGGCGTGCGGGGCGCTGCGCCCCGACGTGCGCCCCGAGCTAGTGCGGGTGCTGCGGGCCAGCACCCTGTCGGGCGACTGGCGGGGCGGCGAGCTAGTGGCGGTGCTGGCGGTCAACACGCCTGGCTTCCCGATTGTGCGCGAGGCGCTGGCCGCCAGCGGGGTGCGGCACCTGGCCGACGTGCGCCCCGCCGCCCGCCTGCACCACGGCGCCACCGTGACGCTGACCGCGGCGGGCCAGGTGCGCCGCTGCCCCGACTGCGCAGCCCGAGCGGCAGCGGCCCGCGGCCAGCTGGCCAACGCGCTGTCGCCCGCCGACCTGGCGCACCTGTCGCGCATGGTGGCGGGCGCGGTGGAGGCGGCGGTGGAGCCGCTGGCCGCGCAGCTGGGGCTGGTCGAGCAGCGCACCCGGCACCTGCGCGCCGCCGAGGCCGAGCACCTGCGGCAGCGGGTGCGCCGCTAGCGGGTGCCGCGGGGCGGGCTGGGCGACATGGGCTACGGCGGGCGCCGCCGCCTGGTGCTGTACCTCGACCGCGAGGCCAGCGACGCGCTCGACGCCCTGGTGGCCGAGGTGGACCGCAACCCCGAGCAGGTGGCGTGGGCGCTGCTGCGGCGGGCGCTGCTGCCCGACGCCGGACCGTAACCTGCCGCGTGAACGTACTGGCCCCAAGGGCGCTAACGTGGTGTGCGTGACCACCCCCACCACCCTCACCGACCGCCAGCTGGGCGCCCGCGCCGCCGCCCAGGCCGACCGCCGCCGGGCCGACCGGGCCGAGGCCCGCGGCTGGCACACCACCGCCGCCGCCTACCGGGCACTGGCCGACGCGCTCGACGCGCTGTAGCGGCCACCCGCCGCCACCCGACCCCCGCCCAGCGCGGGGGTCGTTGCGCGTGTGGGCCCAGGTGGGGCTACCATCCCAGCCCAGGTCAGCGAGCGGCCCGGCACCTAGTGCAGGCGAGCGGCCCCGAGGCGTGGCACCTAGTGCCCCCGAGGCCCGGCTCCACCGGCACACCCCGCACCCCTTGCGCACCCCGGAGGCCCCGATGGACCTGGCCCAGCTGCTGGCCCTGCTCGACACCCTGCCCGAGCTAGACGACACCGCCCTGGCCGAGCTAGCCGACGACCTGGCCGCCGCCATGGACGCCCTGCTCGACGGCAACCCCGACGACACCGCCCTGGCCGACGCCGAGGCCGCCGCCAACGGCGTCGACGCGGTGCGAGCCGAGCAGGCCACCCGCGAGGCCGCCGCCGCCGAGCGCCAAGAGCGCGCCGACGCGCTGCGCCAGCGGGTGCACGCCGAGCCCGAGCCCGACCCCGCCGCCGAGGGCGCCGAGCCCGACCCCGCCGAGGCCGAGGCCGCCGAGCCCGACCCCGAGCCCGCAGCCGAGCCCGAGCCGCTGCCCGCTGCAGCCGCTGTGGCTCCCGCTGGTCGCCTGCCAGCCCGCACGGGCAGGGTGGCCGCCCGTGGCACCACCCCGGCCCGCACAGCGCCGCCCGCGCCCAGCATGGCGTTCCCCGAGTGGGGGCTGACCGCCGCGGCCAACGCCCCCGGTGTGGTGGCGGGCGCACCGGTCACCGACTACGACCAGCTGGCCAGCATCTTCGCCAACGCCTACCGCATGATCACCGGCCCGTCGGCGGGCCCCCGAGCCCACGTGCCGCTGGTGCGGGCGGGCCGCGGCCCCCTGGCCGAGTACGGCGAGGCCCGTTACCTCGACGGGCACGCCCCGACCAACGCCGCCAAGGTGCGCAACGTGGTGCACCCGAACGCCATCACGGCGTCGGGCGGCATGTGCGCCCCCGTGAACGTGGCGTACGACATGCCCGTGGTCGGCAGCAACGTGCGGCCCGTGCGCGACACCGCCCTGACCCGGTTCGGGGCCGATCGTGGCGGGGTGCGCACGCTGGTGTCGCCCGTGCTGGCCGACGTCACCGGCGCCATCGGGTTCTGGACCAACGCCGACGACATAGCCGCGGTGGCGGGCACCCCCACCAAGCCCTGCCTGACCATCGACTGCCCCGACGAGGTCGAGTCGCTGGTGCAGGCCATCACGCAGTGTTTCAAGGTGGGCAACCTGCGGCAGCGGTTCTTCCCCGAGCAGGTCGAGGCGGTAATGCGGCTGATCAGCACCGCCGCCGCCCGCATAGCCGAGACGACCCTACTGCAGACCATGAAGGCCAACAGCACGGCGGTAACCACCGCCCAGCTGCTCGGCACCAGCCGCGACGTGCTGGCCTACCTCGACCAGGCCGTGGCCGCCTACCGCGACCGTTGGCGCCTGGACGACTCGGAGCGGCTGCGGCTGGTGGTGCACCGGCAGCTGCGCGACGCCATGCGGGCCGACATGGTGCGCAGCCTGCCCGGCGACCCCGCCACGAACTTCGTCATTGCCGACAGCACCATCGCCACCTGGTTCAGCGCCCGTAGCCTGAACGTAACGTGGGCTTACGAGGCCCCCAGCACCAGCGGCCACTTTGGGGCCCAGGCGGCGGGGGCGCTGGTCAAGTTCCCGGCATCGGTCGAGGCGCTGCTGTACCCCGAGGGGGCGTTCCTGTTCCTCGACGGCGGCACGCTCGACCTGGGGCTGATCCGCGACAGCACCCTGACCGCCACCAACGACCTGATGTTCTTCTCGGAGACGTTCGAGGCGGCCCACTTCCTGGGGCCCGAGTCGATCCTGTTGACGATGGCGCTGTGCCCCGACGGCACCGTGTCGGGCACCGCCGACGTCAACCCCTGCGCCTGATAGGAGCCCCGCATGGCAGCTGTGACCGTGCCCGCCCCCGTGCTGTCGGTGGTGACGTTCGCGTCGCCCGGCTACCCCGACAGCTGGCAGCGGTGGTGGGGCACCACGCAGGGCGACAGCCGACCCGACACCAGCGCGCTGGCCACCGGCGCCACCGCCGGTGCGCCCGGCGCGTGGACCCCCGCCGGTGCCACGCCGCCGCCGACGGTGGCCAAGCTGGTGGCCAAGGACCCGATCGACGTCAAGGCCAGCCCGGCTACCGCCTGGGCGCAGGGCCAGTACGTGCAGACCGCCACCGCGGGCGCGCCAGGGCAAGCGCACTGGTCGGGCTCGGCGTGGGTGGCGGGCCCCAAGCCCTGACCGAGGCGGTGCGCTAGGTGTCGATGACCGACGTGTACCGGGGCGTGGCCGACGCGCCCCCGGTGCAGCCACCCCGCTACAGCCTGCTGACCGCCGCCACGGTGGTCGACGAGCCCACCCTGCGCTGGCAGGGCGGCTACGACTTCCTGTCCGAGCTAGGCGGCAAGGGCGGCGCCGAGGGGCTCGAAGGGTGCCTGCAGTGGTACACCAGCAACGACCCGCTCGACGCCTACCTGGTGCACGCCGACCCGGTGCAGCTGTGGGCGCAGGCCCCGTGCACCACCACGCTGGGCGCCCGCACCCGCGACTGGCAGGGGCCCGCCCGCCGCCTGCTGCTGGCCCGCCAGTCGGCGGCCCTGGCCCGCTGGCTGGCCTACAACCGGCTGAACGCCGCCGCCACCAACGGCCCGCAGTCGGTGCTCGGCGGCGCCGCCGAGGTGGTGGCCGCCCTAGAGGACTACCTGGCCCGCATGCTCGACGGCCCGCTCGGCACGCTGCACTGCAGCCCCGGCACGCTGGCGGGCGTGGTCGGCGCGGGGCTGGCCCGACTCGACGGCGCCCGGTGGGTCACGCCGATCGGCACGCCGATCGTGGCCGACGCGGGCTACACCACCGACACGGGGCTGCTGGTCGAGGGCACCGAGGCGGGGGCCATCATCGCGACGGGCCCCGTGCGGGTGCGGCTGGGGCCGATCGAGCTACCCGACGCCGAGCGGGCCGCCGAGTGGATCGACCCCCGCACCAACACCGTGCACGTGGTGGCCAGCCGCACCGCCACCGTCGAATGGGACCCCGGCAGCCCCGACGGGCTGGTGTCGACCCCGCCCGACGTGTTCGCCCCCGTAGCCCGAGGCGGGGTCATCGACTTCGCCGCCAGCAGCGGCACCCCCGGCTAGCCCATGTCCACGCCCACCAACCCCCAACCGAGCAGGAGGCCCTAGATGGCCGAGCAGCCCTGCCTGCCGCAGGTGCAGGCGTGTGTCATCCGAGTGGCCAAGCTTGACGCCGACGGCACCCCCACCGTCGGCACCACGTCGGGCTACGTGTCCGACGCGCTGGTGTCGGTGCAGTTCGAGCCCGAGTACCAAGACGGCGCCGAGATCACGCAGGACAACGCCTGCGGCGACCGGGTCATCGATTACAAGGCGCCCGACATCTTCCGGTGGGGCAACATAACCATCCAGCTGGCCACCCCCGACCCGTACCTGGCTGCGTTCCTGTCGGGCGGCGACACCATCGTCGGCACGCTCACCGACGTCGACCGCATCGGCTACAGCGCCCCCCCGCTCGGCACCCTGCCCGAGAACCCGATCAGCGTCGAGCTATGGGCCAAGCGGCCCGACAAGGCCACCGGCAGCCTCGACGCCGCCAGCCCGTACGCGAGGTGGGCATACCCGCTGGTCAAGAACCTGCGGCTGGGCAGCCACACCCACGAGAACGGGGCCATCCTGCCGGAGTTCACGGGCCAGGCGTTCGAGAACCCTGCCTGGGCCACGGGCCCCTGGGCGGACTGGGCGTGGTCGAGCGACCGGGTGTTCCAGTGGTTCCCGGTGGCTGCCACCGACCTGCCGACGGTGGCGTGCGCGCCGCTGGCCATCGCGGGCCCGTAGTGACCGCCACCGAGACGTGGCTGCTGGTGATGGGCGTGCTCGCGGGGGTGGGCGGGCTGCTGTTCCTGCTGCCCACCGAGGGGCGCCCGTGGCAGCAGGGGGCGGTGGCGCGGGCGCTGGTGGCCGCCAGCCTGGTGGCGTTGGCGGTGGCGCTGGCCATCAGCCCGCTGTAACCGGACCGCCACACCGCCCACGTTGGGAACCCCCGCCAAGGGGGCTAACATGGTGCCCATGCCCACCGACATGAAGCTCACCCACCACGCCGACGGCACCTGGTCGCTGTCGGGCATGACCGACTACCGCGTGCAGCAGCTGGCCGCGGCGCTCGGCAGCCAGGCCGCGCTCGAAGCCCGCCTGGCCGACCGCGGCGGCTCGGCACCCGGTTGGGTTACCGCAGCCGACGCCACCTACTTCGCCCAGCAGGTGCAGGCCACGGGCCACCTGCAGCGCTGGCTGGACGGGCTGACCCGTTGGGCCAGCGACCACCAGCTGCAGCGGCGCCGCAGCGCCACCTACACGCCCGAGGCCGAGGCGGTGCAGGTGGCCTAGCCTGGCCCCGACCACCACCGCCACGGTGGCCACCGCCGACCGCAGCCCCCCGCGCCCTGTCCGCCGCAGTATCCGGGGGGCTGTGGCGCGCTCGGCGTGGGGTGGCGCCCCGGCGGGTACGTTCGGCGCATGACCACGCAACAGCCCCCGCAGCAGCAGCCCGACCGCGACCGCGAGCGCCAGCAGCGCGACCCCCAGCGCCGCCAGGGCGACCAGCCCGACCAGCCCGACCAGGACGACCCGATCGAGATGGCCCGGCAGGTGTCGCAGCCCGCCGAGCGGCCCAACCCCGAGGCCGAGCCCGCCGAGCAGCCCGACCAGCCCAAGGCCAAGCGCCCGTCGTAGCGGCGCGTACGCTGGCCGCATGCCAGCCCCGTGGGTGACGCCCGAGCAGGTGCAGGCGGTGTGCCCCGCCGCGTGGGACGGCACGCAGCTGGCGGGCCCGATCGAGGCGGCTAGCAGCATCCTGTTCGCCCTGTCGGGCGGGGTGTGGCCCGGCCCCCAGGCCGACGTGGTGCGCCCCTGCACGCCGCTGCAGTCGCTCGGCTACACGGGCGGCAGCAGCTACGGGCCCGTCTACGCCACGGGCGCCTGGGCGCCGCTGGGCGGCTGGTGCGGCTGCTCGGGCCCCGACGTGTGCGGCTGCGCCACCGCCAGCCACGTGCAGCTGCCCGGTGTGCCCGCCACCAGCGTGCAGGCCGTCACCGTCGACGCGGTGGTGCTGCCCGCCACCGCCTACCGGCTGACCGACCAGCTGCTGGTGCGCACCGACGGCGGCAGCTGGCCCTGCTGCCAAGACCTGGCCGTCGCAGGCGACCAGCCCGGCGCCTGGCAGGTGGCGTACACGTGGGGCGCCGAGCCCCCGCTGGCGGGCCAGTACGCGTGCGCCGCCCTGGCGTGCGAACTGTGGAAGGCCACCACCGGCAGCGCCGAGCCCGGCATCGTCGACAGCTGCCGACTGCCCAAGCGCATCACCAGCATTACCCGGCAGGGCGTGTCGATGGCCCTGCTCGACCCGATGACGATGTTCCCCGAGGGGCTGACGGGGCTGCCCGAGGTGGACCTGTGGCTGGGCAGCCTGCGCTACGGGCAGGCGCACCGCCCGGCGGTGGTGCTGGTGCCAGGGCAGCGGCAGCGGGCCCTGCGCGACGCCTGACCGGGTGCTGCTGCTGGTGTGGCTGGGCTGGCTGCGCCGCCTGCTCGGCGCGTCGGTGCCCGAGGGCCAGCGGCCACCCCGCCCGACCCCCGAGGCGTGGTGGTGCGGCTACTGCCGCGGCTGGCACAGCTGGGACCCGAGCGACGACTGAGAACATTTCTGGCCGCCAGGTTGGTGCCACGCCCCAAGGGGGCTAACATGGTGGTCATGGCACGCACCCACACCCACCCCACCTGCCCCACCTGCGCCGACGACCTGGACGGTGTCGACTACGTGCGCCACGGCTACGCCGAAACGGTGTGGGTGTGCGAGCGCTGCGACGCCCGCTACAGCCCCGCCGACCTGGCCGAGGCCGCCGAGCAGGCCGAGGCCGAGGCCGACGCCCCCGAGCTAGCGGCCACCCGCGGCTTGGAGGACGTGGACGGCTGGGCCACCGTGGTGGGCGGCGAGGTGGTCGAAGTGTTCGGCACCCGCACGCAGGCCGCCGACCTGGCCGAGTGGCTGGTGAGCCAGGGCGGCGCCCTGGTGGCCACCGTGCAGCCCTACAGCCCCGAGGGCATCTACCTGCCCGACGACCACGGCTGCTAGCCCGCAGCAGCGGCACAGCGCCCCCAGCCCCACCCGGCTGGGGGCGCTGTCGCGTACGCTCCCAGCATGGGCAACCCGTGGCAGGCGCGCCGCTGGCGTGAGGGCGGCACCGAGGGCACCTACAGCGACATGGACCCCGACGTGCGCCCGCCGCAGCTGGCCGACCTGGCCACCCCGCAGCCCACCGCTGCCTGGGCCGACCACAGCAGCTACCCCGCCAACGGCAACGTCGAGCAGGTGCTGGCGTGGGTGGGCGCCGACGCCGAGCGGGCCGCCTACGCGCTGGCCGCCGAGCACCACCGGCCCCTGCCCCGCCGCACGGTGGTCGGCCCCCTGCAGGCGCTGGGGGCGACGTGACGGGGCTGCTGGCCCTGCTGTGCGACCAGGCGCTGGCCGCGGTGCAGGTGGCCTACGCGAACGACCCCGACGCCGAGCCGCTGCCCGACCGCCAGCTGGTGTCGGCGGGCCAGGCCCCCTGGGACTGCGACCTGCTGAACGTGTGGGTGGTGCGCGACTACCCGACGGCAGGCGGCCCCGAGCAGGCGCTGCAGCAGTCGATCAGCCGAGCGGCGGGCCACTACTTCCGGGCGGTGGTGCTGGGCGTGCAGCTGGTGCGCTGCTACCCGCTGGGCCCCGAGGTGGGCGGGCCACCGCCGCTGGCCGCCGAGGTGGCCGCAGCCGACGTCATCCACGCCGACGTCGAGCGGGTGTGGGCGGCGCTGCTGGCGGCAGCCGAGCAGGGGGCGTTCAGCCAGCGGAACGGTGTGGTGTACGAGGGGTGGCAGGCGGTGGGCCCCGAGGGCGGGCTGGCGGGTGGCGTGATGACCGTGCACGCCCTGCTGCCCGAGCCCGCCGCCCTGGTGGCCCCGTGACCGTCGGCTGGCTGCTGTGCACCGCCGCCGTGCTGCTGGCACAGCTGGCCGCCCTGCGCCGCCTGCAGCCCCACAGCGGCCCCGAGGCCCCCGACACCGCCGCCGAGGCCCCGCAGGCCAGCAGCGGTCCGCTGAGCGCCCCAGGGGGCCCGTAGTGCCCGGCGGGCTCGGCGGCACGTTCGGCACCAGGGTGGTCATCAACCCGCAGGCGCTGCAGAACCTGCTGACCGGCCCGAACGGGCCCGTGGTGCGCGACCTGGTGCGCCGCGGCAACCGCGTCAAGGACCGAGCCCAGCAGCTGGTGGGCGTGTACGACCCGCCCCCGGCGGGCCCGGTGCGCAAGCGGCGCCCCGGCACCCTGCGCGACAGCATCGTCATGCGGCTGGTGCGGGGCGGCCCGTGGGGTGTCACCGCCATAGTCGGCAGCAACGACGCCATCGCGCTGTGGCACCACGAGGGCACCGTGCCCCACGTGATCGTGCCGGTGCGCAGGCGGTGGCTGTGGTTCTACTGGAAGCGCATCGGGGCCACCGTGTTCGCCAAGCGGGTGAACCACCCTGGCACCAAGCCCAACCGCTACCTGACCAACGCCCTGCCCGCCGCCCGCTAGTGGCGGGGCCGCCAGCGGCGCAGCACGTCGTCCACGGGCAGCACGCCGACCATCACCATGCCGACCACTAGCTCCGTGGCGTCGTGGTCCGACAGCCCTTCGAGGAACACCGCGACGCCGAGCAGGAACACCACCACCCGGCGCACCACCGCGAACGCCACCAGCCAGGCGCCCGACGGCTCGGCGGGCTCGGGCGGCGGCTGGTCGGGCGGGCCCATAGGCTCCCCAGCGTGCCCCGCCACCGCAGCTTCCAGCTGGGACCCCCACCCACCGACGCCGACTACGTGACGTTCGACCTGTCGGGCAAGCGCAGCAGCGACCCCGACGGGCCCGGCTGGACCGAGGCGTTCACCTGCGTGGGGCTGGCCCCCGCAGGCGTGTTGGAGGACCTAACCACCAGCATCCGGGTCGACCCGAACACCGGCAGCCGACGGTACGACACGCTGTCGTGCATGGCGTTCGTGCGGCAGGTGCTGGTGCCCGACGACAAGGGCCGGTTCGAGGCGCTGCTGCACGACACCGACCGCGTGGTGGGGCTGATCGACCTGGTGCAGCTGGTGGCGTGGCTGTCCGACGAGCTAACCCTGCGCCCTACCCGGCCGTCGTCAGGCTCCACGCCTGGTGGCGGACAACTGGATGGGGCGGCTATGCCCGTGGGCGCTGCCACCTAGCGGGGCTCGACCCCGACAGCCTCGACGCCCGCAGCCTGCTCGACGTGGCGTACTGCCTGGCCGCCGACCAGCCCACGTGGCTGCCCCAGCTGGACCAGCTGCTGGCCGCCCCGCTCGGGCCCGACCGCGAGACGTGGGGCGCCACCCCCGAGGCCACCCGAGGCGCCGCCGCAATGGAGCAGCTGGCTGGGGGCCCGGCGCGACCCCGCACCTGACGTAGCCTCACACCGATGGCGGTCGAGCAGCTGGGCCAGGCGTTCGTTGAGATCGTGCCCGACACCAAGGGGTTCGGGCGCGAGGCCGCCCAGGGCATGGAGAAGGAGCTGGGGCCCGCCGCCGACCGCGTCAACAGCAAGGTGGGCGACGGCATGGCGGGCGCCTTCAAGAAGGTGGGGGCCGCCGTGGCCGCCGCCGGTGTGGGGGCGTTCTTCAAGTCGGCGGTCGACGCGGCCACCGACACCGCCGAGCAGGTGTCCAAGGTGGGGGTGGTGTTCGGTGACGCCAGCGAGCAGGTGCTCGACTTTGGCGACAAGGCCACCGAGTCGATGGGCGCCAGCAGGCTGGAAGCCCTAGAGGCCACCGCCACGTTCGGCAACCTGCTGCGGTCGGTGGGGCTGTCGGGCGGTGCCGCCGCCGACATGTCCACCAAGATGACGCAGCTGGCGGGCGACCTGGCGTCTTTCAATAACGTGCCCGTCGGTGATGCGCTAGAAGCTATACGTAGCGGGCTGGTTGGTGAAACAGAACCACTAAAGAAGTTTGGTGTAAACCTAAATGAGGCAGCGCTAAAGGCCGAGGCAATGGCGCTAGGGCTAGACGTGTCGGGCACTAGCCTCAATGCCACTACTAAAGCGCAGGCCGCCTACAGCCTTATAATGAAACAGACGGCGCTGGCGCAAGGCGACTTCGCCCGCACCAGCGACAGCCTCGCGAACCAACAGCGCATCCTGTCGGCGGAGTTTGCCAACGCCAAGGCCGAGGTGGGCCAGGCGCTGGCCCCCGCCATGCTGTCGCTGGTCGAGGCGGGCCGCGACCTGATCCCGCTGCTGGTGGGCGTGGCCCAGGCCGTAGGGACCATCGGCGCGGCGGTGGGGCCCGTGGTGGGGGTGCTCGGCAAGCTGGCGGGCAGCGAGTTCGGCTCGGCGCTGGTCACGTTCGGCACGGGGGCGGGCATCGCCTACGTGGCCCTGTCCAAGCTGCACGGCATCGTCGGCCCGATGATCACCGCCATCGGTGAGCAGCTGGCCGCCAGCGCCGCCGCAGCCACCGCCATGACCACCGAGGCGGTGGCCACCGAGGCCGCCACCGTGGCCGACGTGGGGCAGGCTGCCAGCAGCCAGGCGGCAGCCGCGGCCAACCTCGAACAGGCCGCCGCGGCCGAGGCGTCGGGCGCGGCCAGCGCGGCGGGCGCCAGCGGTGTGGGCAAGCTGGCGGGCACCGTCGGCAAGGCCACCGCAGCGATCGGTGGGTTCGGCCCCGCAGCGGTGGTGGCGGCTACCGCCGTCGGCATCGGCGTGCTGGCCATGCGCGACCACCAGCAGGCCAGCAAGGAGCTAGCCGAGCAGCAGGCCAAGGTGAACAAGGCGCTGGCCGAGGCGGGCGACCCCGCCCAGATGCTGGCCGCAAAGTACGACGAGATCGGCGCAGCGCTGGCCAAGGTGCCCGAGCTACAGCAGGGCGTGGCCGACGCCAAGAGCAAAGACGCCGTGGCCACCAACCTGCTGACCGACGCCCTGGCAGGCCAGGAAGCTGCCATGTCCGAGGCCGGGCTGTCGATGGATTCGGTCAAGCGGGCGGTGCTGGAAGGCGGCGACGCCTTCGACGGCATGCTGCAGCATTTGAACCAAATAGACCCCGCCACGGGGGGGCTAAAGGAGGGAATGTACAACCTGTCGGGCGCCATCCAGACGGTCGAGCAGGACCTGCGCGACGCCGACACCGAGGCCGCCAAGCGCATCAAGACCACGCTCGAAGCTGCCGAGGCGCAGGGGCTGCTGAGCCAGGCCGAGATCGACCGGGCCAAGGCCACCAGCGGCAGCAAGGACGCCGACCAGCAGTGGATCGCGGCGGGCACCGAGCTAGAAGGCACGATGCAACGCCTGGTGGTGCAGCGGGCCGCCGACGCCGAGGCCGCCAAGCGGCAGGCCGAGGCCACCGACCAGGCGGTGGCCAGCGCCGTGCAGGCCATCGACCCGACGGCCCGGCTGGCCGCCAAGACCAAGGAGTTGGAGGCCGCTGAGAAGGACGTAAAGGACGCCACCGACCAGGCCAAGCGGGCCCAGGACGAATGGCTATTCGGCACTGTCGACTTCCAGGCCGAGCTAGACGACACCACCAAGGCCGTGCGCGACATGAAGGACGTCACCAAGGAGATGTCCGAGGAGCAGGTGCAGGCGGCCCTGGCGGGCACCGACAACAGCGTGGCGGCGCTCAAGGTGCGCGACGCCTACCAGCAGGTAACCCACGAGGCCGTCGACGCGGTGAAGGCCATAGGCGACACCAGCGCCACCGCGCAGGAAGCCACCGACCGCACCGCCGCCTACGCGCAGCAGCAGTACGAGCTAGCCATCGCCTACGGCATGCCCGAGGCCGAGGCCGCCAAGGTGCGCGACACCATCCTGTCGATCCCGAGCAGCCACCCCAGCGACATTGACGTGAAACAGCACGGCGCCGAGGTGGCTAAAGCTGAGATTGACAGCGCCGCCCGCGACCGCGAAACCGAGATCGCGGTCAGCTTCAAGGCGCAGAACCTGGGCGTGATGAACAGCATCCGCGAGCAGATGGGGCTGCCCGCCATAGCCGCGGCGGGCGGGGCAATGGTGCGCCACCGAGCGGGGGGCATCCTGGCCCTGGTGGGCGAAGGCGGGCGCGACGAGGCCATCGTGCCGATGGGCCCCAGCTTCGCCGCCGACCTGGCCCGCATAGTCGGCCCCAAGGCGATGGCCCAGCTGGGCGGCGGCAGCACCGAGGGGGGCCCCACCATCATCGTGAACATCGCGGGCGGCGGTGTCGGCAGCCTGGCCGAGGCGCAGCACCTGGGGCGCATCGTGGGCGAGACAGCAGCCCAGGTGCTGGCCCAGCGGCAGCTGGCCACGTCGGTGCGGGTGGCGTAGCCCATGCCCTGGAACCCCAACGCCCCCGACACGCTCGGCGTCGAGTACGCGCCGGTGCGGCTCGACACCGCCACCGTGGGGTCCGAGGGGGCCGCCTACGCGGTGGCGTTCACCGCCGAGCAGACCCGCACCCTGCCCGCCGGTGGGCTGGGCGTGGCCCACCAGGTGGTGGCCGCAGGCGACTGGACCATCGAGTTGTACACCGAGGCCAGCTACGGGCTGGCCCTGGCCGACGCCGACGGCGTCAACCACGCCACGTTCGACCCGACCGCCGACCTGCACGTGCACCCCGCCTGCTGGTCGTGGCCGACCGACAGCCTGCCGTACTACCGGTGGGTGGTCGGCACGCCCGGCACCGCCGAGAACGCGAACCATATGGTGCACCTGTCGGGCTCCAACCGCCCCGGCGGCTACACCGGCAGCTTCTATGCGGCCCGCTACGGCACTATGGCCCTACCGGCGGGCCAGCGGCTGCTGGCGGTGCGCCTGCTGAACGACCGCCAGACGGTCAACTACGTCGACACCAACGCCGTGGTCAGCACCGTCGAGACGCCCTTTGCCGACGTGGGGGCGGGGGCCAGCCCCGAGCGCATAACCGCCGAGGAACGCCCCGCCGGGCTGAACCAGCGCCAGACCGTGACGTACACGTTCCGCCCCCGCAGCGTGCTGGCCGCGGCCAACCATGCGGCGGCGCTGGTGCCCTGGGCGGCGGCGGGCTCGGGCTGGGGCTACTTCATCAACAGCTACAGCGGCCCCAACGTGCAGATGGACAGCTACCACCTGCAGCTGGTGCTCGACTACGTGCCCGAGCGGCGCCTGGCGTGGGGCACGGGCGTGCGGTTCGGCGGCACCGACGCCAGCGGGCTGGCCCAGGTGGCGCCCCTGGGCGAGCGGTGGTCCGGGTGGGTGGCCCCTGGGGCCGCCCCCACGCTGACGGCAGGCCAGCGCTACGTGCTGCTGCTGCGGGGCCCAAAGTACGCCGACCGAACACCGTTCGTCGCTCGGCTGCCCATGCTGACACCGGGCCCGCCGATCAGCGGCTACAGCAGCGGGCGGGTGCTGTGCGACCGCAACGGGCTGCCCGCCCAGTCGCTGCCCACCGACAGCGTGGGGGCGCCGCTGTACACCGGCACGCCGACCAGCGGCCCCACGTACCCGCCGACCAGCACCCCGCACGTGGACGGCATGGCATGGGCCCGCCAGGGCGTGCAGCCGCTGATCGGTGCCGACGTGGTGGCCCGGCAGCGCATCACGGTGCCGACGGGCGGCGCGACGGTCAGCCAGGTGGTGGTGCCCGTGGCCCGCCCCGACTACGACGACGCCAGCCCGCTGGTGCTGCGCTTCTACAGCGACGCGGGCACCCCGCCCGGCGGTGTGGCCACCGGCGGCGCTTACTTCCTGACGGTGGCGCAGTGGGACGCCCTGCCCGGCCCGTACACGCTCGGCGGGCGCACCATCAAGACGGTGCGGGCCAGCCTGCCGAGCCCCGTGCAGCTGGCGGCGGGCACGTGGTGGCTGCAGGCCAGCACCGCCGACGCCCACCCGCTGACCGACGCCACCCCGTGGGGCGTGCTGTACCTCGAAGCGTTCACGATCAATGCGCCGCCCGACGCGCCCAACAGCTTCCGCCCGCCCGCCCCCAGCCTGGCCCCGTCGGTGGGTGGCCGCATCAGCAGCGTGGTGGCGGTGGTGGCCCCTGTCCGCCTGACGGGCTTCACAGCGACCAGGGCGCCCGTGCAGCTGGTGGCCGCCACCGAGGCGTGCAGCGGGCTGTGGGACACGGCTGTGCTCGCCTGGGACCGCACCGCCCTGGCCGACGACAGGTTCTGGCGGTACGAGGTCGAGCGGCTCGACGTGCCCGAGGCCGAGGGCGGCACCTGGGAGCGCATCGGGCACGTGGCCGACCCCGACCGCACCACGTTCACCGACCGCGAGGCCCGCCGGGGCCAGGTGGTGCGCTACCGGGTGCGGCAGATGCGCGTCGACGGCGGCACCAGCGGCTGGACCGAGGCCCCCGGCTGGGCGCCCGTGCCGTACTGCTGCGGCATCGGGCTGGTGACCAACGCCGCCCCCGAGGTGGCCCGCAGCGTGTTCTACACCGACGTCGAGCCGCTGCGGACGTACACCAACCTCGACGCCGACTGGCTGGTGCTGCGCCCCACCTACGGTGCCGACTACCAGCAGGCGTTCCACCCGACCGAGCGGCGGGGCGTGCGCTTCCAGACGCAGCTGCTGGTCCGCTGGGGGGCCACCACCAAGGGGCTGCCCGAGTGGGACGCCCTGCGCGACCTGGCCCGCGCCAAGGTGCCCGCCGTGGCCGTGCTGACCGAGAAGGGCGACCGGCTGTACGCGGCGCTGGCGGTGCCCGAGCTAACCACCAGCCCCCAGCGGGGCATCCAGCGGTACTACGCCACCCTGACCGCCACCGAGCTAGTGGCCGCCAGCCCGGTGGTGGTGGTCGAGCGCCCGCCCGCCGACCCGACCACCACCGCAGGCACGTTCCATATGGGCGCCCACGCCAACGACAAGCTGGACAGCAACTTCTTCATGGGATTCGGATAAGGGGGGCCCCGTGCCGACCAAAGTATGGGCACCTGGCGAGTCGGTGCTGTCGACCGACTTCAACGCAATGGTGCAGGAACAGGTCATCCCCACGTTCGCGACAGCGGCGGCCCGCGACAGCGCCATGCCCGCCCCCAAGGTCGGGCAGTTCTGTTTCGTGGCCGACCCTGGCGTGCTGATGCAATACACCGACCGCAGCGTGGTGGCGGGCTGGCACCGCCCGTGGGACCAGCCCTGGGGCGCCCTGGAAGGCGACACCGTGATCGTGCCCGACAGCAGCATCAGCTGGGGGCAGTTCTTCGTCAATGCGGGCTACACGTGCCCGACGCCCCGGCGCATGGTGCGCATCCAGTACGAGTTCTGGCTGCAGAAGCAGGTCGACGGCAACGACGCGCACTGCTACGTGCGGATGATCAACGCCCGCGACGGCGGCATGATCCACGACCGGCTGGCCACGCTGCACCAGGGGTGGACCGCCCCGTTCTCCATCACCAGCACCGCCGACAGCAGCAACGTGACGGGCACCCATATCGTCGGGTACTGCACGTGGGGGTGGTACAACACCGCCTGGATACGCCGCCAGGTGACCGACCTGGGCCCGGCCCCGGTGGTGCAGCCAGGGTGACCACCACGGCGCCGCCGAGCGCTGCCACGCTGACGATGGCGGCGGGCCCGAGCCGCAGCCACGGCTGGCGGCTCGACGTGCTCGACACCCACCTGGCGCGGGTGGGCGAACTGCACCCGATCGAGCCCGGCATCGTGGTGGAGAACAACATCAACCGCGACGTAAAGCGCACGCTGGGCGGGCTGGTTATAGCCCGCACCGAGGCCACCAGCCTCAACTATTTCAGCAACCGACTGCGCCCGGTTTGGCTAGAAGGCGACGGCACCGAGTACCCGCTGGGGGTGTTCCTGATTGTGGATGCCAGCACGGTGCGGCACAGCTGGGGCACCAGCGCCGAGCTACAGCTGGTCGACCAGGGGCTGATCCTTACCATGCTGCTCGACAGGTCGGTGTCGTTCCCGTCGGGCACGCCCGTGCGCAGCGCCATGCTGGCGGTGCTGGGCATGGTGAACCTGCCCGCCTACCTGGTCGACACCACCGACGCCGTGCTGGGCGGCACCAACACGTGGGCTATGGGCCGCGACACGTGGGTGCGGGTGCTGAACGACCTGGCCGCCGTGGCGGGCTTCAACAGCGGCTACTTCGACAACGGGGGCACGTACCGGCTGCGCCGAGCCCCCGCCGCCCACGACGACACCCTGCCCGACTTCGACTACGACAGCCCCCCGAGGGTGCACGCCGACAGCGTGGTCGAGTCCGAGGCCACCATCGAGAGCCCCAACCGCTACGTGGTGATCAGCACCAGCGGCAACACCACCCCCGTGGTGGGCGTGTGGGACGTGCCCGCCGACGCCCCCCACAGCTACGAGCAGCGCGGCTACCGGGTGGTCAGCATGGCCGAGCGGCAGGGGCTGAGCCTGGCCGACGCCACCGAGGCCGCCCGCGCCAAGGGGCTGCAGGACGCCGACACCTACCAGTGGGCCAGCTTCGCCGCCGCCGCCGACCCCCGCCACGACACGTACAACGTGGTGCGCTGGCAGGGGGCGCTATGGCGCGAGCAGGGCTGGCAGCTGCCGCTGACCGTCGGGGCCGAGCACCGCCACGAGTTGCGCCGCAGCTACCTGGCCCCCGGCACCAGCGGCATCCTGGCCGCCACCCCTGGCCAGTCGACCGGGACGGCCCGCGTGCTGCGCCAGCTGCCCCGCCTGCCCGTGCCCGAGGGCACCGCAGGGGGCCCGGTGCCCGAGGCCGCCCCGTGACCACCAGCGCCCGCCCAGCGGTCGACCAGGCGTTCCTGCGGCGCATGGCCGCCACCACCGCCCAGGCGGCTGTCGACCGCACGCCCGTGCCGACCCTGCGGCCCGCCAGCGTGGTGTCCAGCCTCGACGGTGTGGTCACCCTGGTGCTCGACGGCGACGACGGCCCCGTGCTGGCCGAGGCGCTGGTGCCCGAGCCCGAGCCCGACGACCGGGTGATGGTGCTGCTGCAGCCCCCCAGCGGGGCGTTCGTGGTGGGCTACGTGGGCGCCAGCCGCGACCGTTGGGGCTCGGGCGGCGGCGGCGCCACCGAGGTGGTGGTCGACCCCGCCCAGCCCGCCGACCGGGCCGAGCTACTGCTGTGGGTCGACACCGACGCCACCGCCACCGCGGCCACCTGGCACCCGCTGACGCTGATACCGCCGTTCACGCCGTACAGCGGGTGGGGGGCGCCCGCCATCCGCCAGCTGGGCGACGTGGTCGAACTGCGGGGGCTGGTGGCGTCGGGCGGTGCGGTGGCGCCCGCCAACATCGCCCAGGTGCCCGCCTGCGCAGGCGGCAACCTGATCTTCCTGGGGGCGGGCGACCCGCCCGCGGGCCACGGCAGCGCCGACCTGCGGGTGCAGGGCACCGTGCTGCTGCTGCAGACGCCGATCATGTCGTTCGTGTCGCTGTCGATGGTGCGCTACAGCGTGGTGGCCTGACCGTGGCGGTGCTGCGCTACTGGGACGCCACCACCGCCGCGTGGGTCGACCTGGCGGTGGGCATCGGCGGGCCCGGCCCGCAGGGGCCAGCGGGCGCCACCGGGCCCCCAGGGCCGCAGGGCCCAACGGGCACGCCCGGCACGCCCGGCCCCGACGTGCGGGCCAAGGCCCGCCGCAACACCGCCTTCTCGCTGACGACGACCTACCAGGCGCTGGTGCTCGACGCCGAGGTGTACGACACCGCCGCCGCCTACGACCCCGCCACCGGCATCTTCACGGCACCCCAGGCGGGCGCGTACAGCTTCGCCGCGCAGATGATGGCGGGCGCCACGTCGGCGGGCCAGCAGGTGTTCATGCGGGTGATGGTGGCGGGCGTGCAGGTCGGCTACAGCGTGTCGGCCCAGGCGACCGCCACGTCCGCGAACCTGGCCGTCCAGGTGGCCACCACGCTGCTGCTGGCGGCGGGCACGCAGGTGCGCACCGAGGTGGCCGCCAACGCCAACGGGCTGGGCATGTTCTACGGCACCAGCGACACCACGTTCTTCGCCACCGAGCTAGTGACCCAAGGGGCGCAGGGCCCGCCCGGCGCCGACAGCACCGTGCCCGGCCCGCCCGGTGCCACGGGCCCCGCGGGGCCGCAAGGGGCGCAGGGCCCGACCGGCGCCGCCAGCACGGTGCCCGGCCCGCCCGGCGCCACGGGCCCGCAGGGCGCCACCGGCCCCGAGGGCCCCCAGGGTCCCCAGGGCCCCACCGGCCCGGCGGGTGGCGTGGTGAAGTACGCCACCACCCTGGCGGGGTCGCTCGGCACCGAGGTGGTCACGCACAACCTGCACACCCGCGACGTGGTGGTGGCGCTGGTCGGCCCCGGCGCCATGAGCTACACCGCCTTCGACGTCGACTGGGAGGCCACCACCATCGACACCGTGACCGTGCGGTACGACACGCAGTGGGTCAACAGCACCGGGTGGCGCCTGGTGGTGGTCGGCTAATGCCCCGCAGCGTGGCGTCGACCAACGTGGCCAAGGCGGCATCGGCCCCGCCCGTCGGCTACGCGGGCGACACCTACCTGAACACCACCGAGTCGCGGCTGTACGTGGTGGTGGCGGGCGTGTGGGTGCCGTGGCTCAACGCCTACGACCCCGCCTGGAAAGAGCCCGCCAGGGTGGCCAGCACGGCGGGCGTGGTCACCAGCGGGCTCGGCACGCCCGTCGATGGCGTCACCCTGGTGGCGGGCGACCGGGTGCTGCTCAAGAACCAGACCAACCCCATCGGGAACGGCGTCTACGTGGCGGCGGCGGGCGCCTGGTCGCGGGCCAACGACTGCGCCACCGCCGCCCGGCTGGTCGGCGCGGCGGTGCTGGTGCGCGAGGGCGCCACGCAGGCGAACACCGCCTGGCAGCAGACCACCGACCCGCCGATCACGCTCGGCACCAGCAACATCGTGTGGGCGGTGCTCGGCGGCGGCAGCGCCGAGGTGAACGTCAGCACCGCCGGGCCGAGCCCCCGAGTGGGCGAACTGCTGTGGGTCGACACCGACGAGCCCGCCCCCGTGGTGGTGGGCCAGCGGTGGAGCCCCGAGTACACGCTGGACAGCGGTGTGGTGCCGCCTAACGCGCAGTGCCCGCTGCTGTCGATGACCCACGGGCTCGGCGTCAAGCCATCGCTGGTGGTGGGCCACCTGGAAGATGGCTCATGGGCGCACCAGTGCGGGTGGCGTGCATCGCTAGCTATAAACGACATGACCGTAGCAATATGGAATGGCGGCCCGAGTAATGCCCAAGCCATACTCCGATTCAGGCTGTTGTATTAGATGGCCGCACTAAAGTATTGGGATGGCAGCGCCTGGCAGACGCTGACCGGCGGCACGCCCGCCCCGTACCGCCGCACCGTGTACGCCGTGAGCGACAACGCCACCGGCGGCGGGGTCAACATCGGTGCCACCAGCTACGGCGCCCACTACGGGCCCGCGGTCAACGCCTGGATGGGCGTGCTGGGCGCCACGGTGCACTTCTACTGCCAGGTGGGGCTGCAGGTCACCGCCCCCGGCTCGGACCTGGTGATCGCCCCCCAGCTGATCGCCGTCGCGGGCGGCGCCGAGGTGCTGGCCCCGAACGACAATAACTGCATCTACGTGGCGCCCCCCGCCGCGGGCTACAACGGGCCCGGCTTCGCATCGGGCATCTTCTTCGTGACACCCCCGACGCCTGGCCAGTACACCGTCCAAGTCCATTACCGGGTCAGCACCGGCACCACCAACATCATGCGGCGCCGCCTAGCGGTAATACCCCATGAGCTAATGACATAGCACGAAAGGCCGACCGTGTCTTATAGCACCATCTGGCAGTGCGCTGCCGACCTGGCCCTGCAGGGGCGCATCACTGCGTGCATTGCCCAAGAGGTCGAGCCCGGCACCAACCCCCACGAGCGCTACCCGTGGGTGCTGTGGCCCGTGATCACCGCAGCCGACGTCGAGGCCGCCTACGCCAGCGCCCTGGCCGCCGAGCACCCCGACCCCGGCGGCGACGAGGCGGTGATCACCGACGGCATGCTGCTGGCCCACGTGCAGCAGGTGCTGCCCCTGCTGCCACCGCCCGACGACGCCCCCCTGCCGCCGTAAGGTTGGCCCCCTGGCCACCCGAGGGGGCTAACGTGGGGCATGCCCCTTCCCGACTTCCACCCCCGTGGCGCGCCCGACGACGACGCCGACCCCGCCGAGCGGCAGGCGTGGCGCATCGGTGACGCCCGCCAGGCCGAGTGGGCCATGCGCAAGCTGGCCGCCCACACCGAGCGGCTGGCCGAGGCCGAGCGGCAGCACGCCGAGTGGCAGGCGCAGATAGACGACTGGTTCCGCGACGCCACCGCAGGCGACCGGCGCGAGGCCGAGTGGGCCACCGGCGCGCTGCGGGCGTGGGCCACCGACGTGCGCGCCGACGACCCGACCAGCAAGACGATGCACCTGCCCAGCGGCAGGGTGTCGACGCGGTGGGTGCCGCCCCACCCCGAGGTGCGGAACGCGGGCGAGGTGGCCGAGGCGCTGGCCCGAGCCCAGGTGCCCACCTACGACGAGATCGTCCACGCCGAGGTGCGCATCGACGCCCGCAAGCTGGCCGCCGCCACGCAGCTGGCCGACGGCTGGTGGGGCACCCTGACGTGCGGCTGCACGGTGGTGGTGTGGACCGGCACCGGCGCCGAGCACCCCAGCGGCGGCAGCTGGCCGTGGCACCCCGACGAGCACCGCTGCGGCGCCACCGAGGCGCCCCCGGCGCTGGCCGTGGCCCGCTGGGAGCGCGGCAAGGGCAACGTGGTGGTGGCCGTCAACGGCGACGTGGTGGTGCCGCTGCCGGGTGTGGCGGTGGTGCCTGGCCGCCTGGCAGTATCGGTGAACCCCAGGCCCGCCCTGTGATCGGGCGCCTGGCCGCGGGGCGGCTGGTGGCGCTGGCCGTGCTGGGCATGGCCACGGCGGTGGTGGCGGTGGGCCCGACCCGAGCCCACACCGAGCCCGCCCGCCTGGCCGCCGCCCCCGCAGTTGCGACCACCGCCGCGCCGCTGTGGTTACCACCGGCGGCGGCGGCGCCGACGACCACCGAGGCGCCGCCGCCAACGCCGACCGTCAACGAAACGGCCCCAACGTTGACAGTGGCCGCCCCACCGTCAACGACCGTTGCACCTGCCCCG